AATATTGCTAAACTTGTAGAAGGCAATATGTATGAGGGGTTTATGTCTTCTCATCTCCTACCACTAAAATATGAATTTGAACGCCAATTGAGTTTAATGAATGAAAAAACAACTGATTGATGATTGCTTCTATGTGGAGCAAAAACGCTGGGGAACTTGGCAATCTCACTATGAAGATGGCACTAACATCATCACCTCATTGACTGAAGAAGAATGTGTCAGGGCTACAAGATGCTATTTAAAATGGAAACAAGAAGGTTCTATAAATGATAGTGGAGTGACTTATTCTTCTATTGTAGATGGCAAACTTTAACAAAGGTGATAGGGTAATTTATCTTGAATGCTCACCTGAACAAAATAATTGGGGAAGTAATGATGATCCATCCAAACTTCTTATAGAAGGTGCAGTCTATTACATTGAAAAGGTAGAAGTCCATACCTGGCACACTAAACTCTATCTAAGAGGAGTTTATGGCAAATTTAACTCTGTTTGTTTTAAAAAACTATGACTATCCGTACATATGAAACCAAATCTGGCACAATTTTTGAATGGGATGAAACACCTGAAGTTTTGGAAGCAATTAAACAGCTACACGAGCAACAACCAGTTCCCAACACTGGATCCGACAACTCCGTGGTTTGAGTTTAATTCCTATCAACAATGTTGCTGGAGTTTAAATCGTCCAGTTCGTCTTGGGGGATTTATGCGATATAGAGAATATCTAAAAGAAGTGGGGCTAATCTGATGTTTAGATGGATTGATGACTTTCTAAGACATTATCAAGTAAACGACAATCAAGAGTGCATTGTTGATAAAATCAATCAACTTAAAGAAAGAATTGAAACTCTTGAAAGGGATAATATTATCAATCTTAGTAGAATCGAAGAACTGGAAAGAGAAAATATTTCCAGCATCAATGCAATGTATGAAATCTCTAACTCATTAGAGGCAAGGATTGACATGCTTTCTACTCCAGTGCTAAACTTTGATGATAATTCCGATTATACTGTGGAGCATCTCTAATGTATGAAAACCTTACTGAATATGAAAGAGCACTCGCAAGATTTGGTGATAAAGTTGGACTCATTGCAGGACTTGAAATTGCGGATAAAATCTCACCAGAAGATGCTTATCAACAAATCAAGGAACTTTACCGAGAACTTAAGAAACTCCGTAAAAAAGAAAGACGCATCTGGGGAAACTCAGGCATCGGAACTACGAAAGTGCTCTAATTGTGGTGAAGAGAAACCACTTGACAATAACCACTTTCAAGTGGTAAAATTCTTCCGCAGTGGTTTCTCTTACTACTGTCTTGAATGTTCTAAACCAAAACCCAGAGATTGATTATGGACTTTGATTATAAAAAATATTCTCTTGAAAATCTAGAGAATTGGTTGCACGATGCAATTTCCTGTAGCGAAGCAACACCGCAGGAAATTTATGATGTAATTAAGGAAGTGATTCAAGAAGAATATTATATTTACAAAAGTCATACAGAACGATGTTCTGAACTTCTTGAACTTCTAAATGGTCATCGTCCTGTAAATTTTGATGATTTGTATGATGATGTAATGAGTGAAAGGGAATATTATGAACCTTCTATGCCACCTTGGGGACATAGTGATTTAGAATATTCTCCCAGCAAAGATAAAGTTGTAAAGTGGTCTCTTCCTGTTCAACTTGATGGACTAACTGGCGATTGTTATGTTGAGTTTCCTGATGATCTTCTAGATGCAGCAAATCTGAAAGAAGGAGATCAAGTGGAGTGGGTTGAACATGGTGATGGTTCTTATCTTCTGCGTAAGGTATCACAACCACTGGGAATGGATGACTGTTAATGTTTGAAATTGTCATATGTGGATATAATATCTTTTGCCATTTTAATACTTTGCATGACAATATGAGATCGCACAAGTATCCACCAGATGTTGCAATGCTTTGTACTTATTTTAATGAACAAAAGGTAAGTCTGCCAGATTATTGTTTTTACAAAACCGAGATGAAAATCCCTAGAAGGAGAAGTGAGTTTTAATATTCAAATCCAAAGACATTCTTAAGAAGTCCCCACTTTGATAGATAAGATGTTAGGATAGCAACACAATACCTGAAAATTATGACTCTTCCATCAAAAAACACCGATAAACTCACCGACTCGGAGTTTAATGAAATGGTTGCCCTTAAGAATGCAATCAATCATGACATTGCTCAAGTTGTTCCAGAAAAAATGGAAACTTTTACTGAGTATCTTGTGCGAAGTCTGAGGGAAAAGGGAGGTTGAAGAAGAGAGGCAGAAATGCCTCTCTTTTTTTCTAAATACTTGAAAAAGAGTTATGGCAGATACTACCAAACAAAATGAAGATCTTGCATGTGTTGCTTTGGGATATTTGTCGTTTTATCCTCAAGCAACATATGAAGATTTTTATAATTTTATTCAGTCACCAGGACAAGATTGGAATAAAGTTAAAAATGTCTGCCAATTGGAAGTTACAACCAGTGGTGCATTTCAGAAAAGATTTAAAAATGAAGAAGAATGGGTAAAAGGATCTTACATGACTGCTCTTGCAATTCGTGAAAGATTAAATTTGGACTTATCAAAATATATTTTTTGTGGGGTTGGTGCTAACACTAAGGGAGTTAATAAACATGGTGTGTCTGGAAATATTGGTGAGATATTAAAAACAAAAGCGGCGTCAGCAATTGCAAAATTATATAAATTTAGGACTGGAAAAAGTAGCGGAATTATTGCAAATTTGAATCCTGATAAATTGAATATCTCTGACATATTTTTATGTCCAAGAAACAATCATTCAGTATTAACAAAATTTTTGCAACTAATAGAAAATGCAGATGCTGTAAAAACTGAACTTAAATCTGTTAAAAATGCTTTAAGTGAGTTGACTAATGAAAGAGATATTTTAAAATACAAAGGAACTGTTATATCAAAATCTTATTTGACTGTTGCAAAATATACTAGAGTAATGAATTCTCTTTATGAATCAAAAGATGTTATTGGAGTTTCATTAAAGAAATTATCTCCAGTTCCAGATGATGTTTCTAGAGTTCCATTTTCGTTTCATAGCAGTGGAAATGTTCCAGATGAAACATCAGATGATGAATTTTTAAAATTTGTCGGACTACTTCTCAAATTAGCAAAAGAAGGTAATGTTAAATTTCCAGAATTTGAAAGGGCAATAGACGAATTTATAACATTAGATGATAACATTAAATTCACTACAAATGATAGATTGGAAGTAAAATACACTTTCAATTATAAAGGTAATGAAAAACCATATAAAATCTTCACTAATTTTGGTGCAGGTAATAATTTTTATTTTCAACCAGACAAAGCGGGTGGTTATCATGAAGGTGGAACAACTATAACAAGATTTGAAGATCTTTCAGATGAATTTCCACAACTCAAAACTCTCTTTTCAAATCTTTCTAAGAAAAGAGAATATTATTTCAATGAGGCATGTAAGAGTAATGGATTTAGTGGATCAAATGAGGTTTATAGAGATCGCAATATATCAAGTAGTTTAAAATTCTCAAGTATCGACAAAACAATTTTTGCTTCTGGTAATTATGAAAAAGTAATTTCTAAGATGTTGGGAACAACTCAAGGAAAAATAGGTGCTGTTGTTTCTGTTGAAAATGGTAAGACTCAAGTTTTAACAGGTGCGTTGATTGCAAAAGCAAAAACAAAAACATCTGCCGCTCAGAGATATTATCAAGCAAAATATGAGTCCATTGAAACAATATATTTGAAAATTATAGAAGAATTTTATGAAGAATATACTAAGTACCTTTCAAAAGGTAATAGTATGGGCAAGTTTGTGTCGTTAAAAAATACTACACTTAATGAAATGAATAGTTTAATATCACAAGCAAGCAAGGCAAAAGATAAAAAAGAAACTGACACTATAATGAAGAAAGCAGTAGGGAAAATACAAAAATCATATGCAATTTTGAGTAATGCTGAATTCGGTTATATCTTTGCAAAACACAATATGCAAATTAAAAAGATTCTTAAAAAGAAAATGATCTTATCATTATACTCGCTTGCTACAGGTAGAGGATTTATTACTTTTAAAGGTACAAGATTTAAGATGGATGACATCTATGCAGAAAATCTCAAAACTCCAAGATATGTTAAGGTTGGTAACTAATTCTTGACAAATGAAATTGTTTATGGTAGTTTAGAAGAGTAGTAAAATAGTAGCAATGAAATTTAAAATCTTCTATACACAATCTGACTTAGATGAAGATGGAGAAATCTTTGAGTTTAATTGCGAAGCAGATAGTTTTGGACATGCTGTAGATAAAATTCCTGCTGATAATCCTGGAATCATTGAGTGGAATTATATTGAAGACACCTGAACAACTGGCACACTGACTTGCCACAGCACCAGATCCCTGGTATTATTACTACATTGATTCTTAATTCATGATTTCTTTTCGCGATCACCAAAAGGAATGTCTTGATGCGACTGAGATTCATCCTAAAGGTATTATCTGCGCAACGACAGGTGCAGGTAAGACTCTTGTAGGTATTGGTGATACTATCCGTGAGTTTCTAAAAGAGACTCCACAGACTGTTGTAGTTGTTGCTCCTCGCATCTTGCTTGCGAATCAACTCTCTTCTGAGTATCTTGAGCATATTGATACTGTTGCTGTTCTCCATGTTCATAGTGGAGAAACTCATCACTTCAGCACCACCAAACCTTCCGAAATCTATAACTGGTGTCGTCGTGCATACAAACATCAATTGATCTTTACAACCTATCATTCTCTCCATAAAATTATGGAGTCTGGAATCAAGGTTGATACGATTCACTTTGATGAAGCACATAACAGTGTGCAAAAGAACTTCTATGTTGCCACTGAATACTTCAGTCAACATGCAGATCGCTGCTATTTCTATACTGCAACTCCAAAGTATTCTTCCACTCCCAAGAAACCTGGAATGAACAACTCTCAGGTTTATGGCAACATCATTGCAAATGTTCCTGCGCCACGAATGGTGAATGAAGGATACATTATCCCACCTAAGATTGTTGCAAAGCAAGTATCTTTGAGTAGTGTCAATGTATTTGAACGCGACTGTAATCATCTGATAGAAAGCATTGATGAAGCAGGAGTTTCTAAGGTTCTTATTTGCGCTAAAGCAACCAAACAAATCACCAGTCTGATCTCTCAAACCGATTTCTGTCGGGAACTAGAGGATCGAGGATACTCTTGGATGGTGATTACATCCAAGACTGGTGCAATTATTGATGGTAAGAAGGTAAATCGTGAGCAGTTCTTTGATACTCTTCACGATTGGAGTAAGGATGACTCTAAGAAGTTTGTGCTGCTTCACTATTCTATCCTATCTGAAGGTATCAATGTATCTGGACTGGAAGCAGTAATCTTTATGCGATCTATGGATGCCATTGGTATTTGCCAAACGATTGGACGTGTGGTGCGATTGCATCACAAGGATGCTACACGACTTCGCTCTGGTGATTTGACACCAGGACGATTGGAAGACTATCATAAGTCATATGGACTTGTGATTATTCCTACCTTCAGTTCTGTTGGCATTAGCACTGCCAAAAAGATCCAAAATGTTGTTGATACTGTATTTCAACAAGGTGAACCTGCAATTTCGGTGATTAAACGATGAAAGAAGGATTTGAAACTAAAGATGGATATGCTGCTGTACCTTGGGGCAAAAAGAGGTTAGTTGTCATCTACAATGGTGAACAACTAATTGATGTGAGTACAGTATTGCAAGCACAAAAGTTTATCAAGGAACACCGTGCCAATCCAAAAACTGGCACAGTGTTCATCTAGCACGCTCCAATTCCCTTTTATCTTTAATCTGTAGTCAACCACTTCCCATGACTCTTTCTACTGACATTCGCGATTTCTTTGCTGATCCTAAGATTGCAAAATCAATTCTTGGTGAATTGAATGAAGAAATTGGTTATTGTCCAATTCTTCGCAATCTCAACCGAGAACTTGCAAAAAAAGTCATTGATACCGATCAAATCAAGTTTTCTGAACTTGGTTCAGAAGATCGCAATGAAGTTTTTGTTTATCTTGGACGCATTCTTGAGTCAGTTCTTACTTGCACTCTTGCAGATAAGTTTAATGTTAAAAAAGATCGTACATCTTCAGGTGATGTGACAATCGAAGATGTAATTTGGGAAATTAAAGGAACCAGTGGCACCAATTCATGGACTGGTTCTACTCATGCTTCAAAAAAAGAGGATGATGTAATTGATTTTATTGGTGTCAAATATGGCATCAATGAAAATGCTAATGTCTTTCAAGTTACTTCAGCACAAGTCAATTTGATTGATGAAATCTTCATTGGTGTGTTTGATAATCTCAATTTCATTCGTCGTGGTAGTGCAACTAAATCCAATTCACGCACTTCACTCTTGATTTCTGTGGATGATTATGATAAAGTGAAAGAACAAGTTGCATGGGGTAACTTCCGCATTCCCAATCGTAACGGTAAATACCTTCAGTTTGAACCTGCCGCATGAATCAAATTATTCTTTCAAATTGTATTGAAGGAATGAAGACTCTGGAGGATGAAGTCATCGACATGTGCGTGACTTCTCCTCCATATGATAATCTTCGATCCTACAATGATAGTTCTTCCTGGAACTTTGAGACTTTCAAAGGAGTTGCAGAACAACTTTATCGAGTTATGAAAATCGGTGGAGTTGTTGTATGGGTTGTTGGAGATGCTACAGTAAAGGGTGGCGAAACTGGCAGCAGTTTTCGTCAGTGTCTACATTTTATGGATCTTGGATTTGTTTTGCACGATACCATGATCTATGAGAAGAATGGTAGTCCATTTCCTGCTCGTAGAGATGGCAATCGCTATTCTCAAGTCTTTGAGTATATGTTTGTCTTATCAAAGAAAACAAAACCAAAGACTGCAAATCTCCTTTGCGATAAACCAAATCGTTGGGCAGGTTATACTCATTTTGGAAAGGGTACAATTCGCACCAAAGATGGTTCTTTGGTTGAACGTAACATCAAACCCATTCCAGAGTTTAGTCCTCGCAATAATATCTGGAAGTATAACACTGGAAAGAATTATTCATCCAAAGATGATGCAGCATTTGAACATCCTGCTATTTTTCCCGAAGCACTTGCAAAAGATCACATTCTCACTTGGAGCAATGAAGATGATTTAGTTCTTGATCCTTTCATGGGAGCAGGAACCACTGCTGTTTGTTGCATTGAGACAAACAGAAAATATGTTGGTTTTGAAATTGACGAAACCTATTTTGATGTCTGCAATCGTCGCATTGCCCAGCATGTGACAGTTGAAGAACCGTCCACTGTTTCTGCCAATCCCCTGCTCGATGCCCTATCCTAACAAGGTAATCAATCAAAACACATGGCAACCCGCTCACGCATTGGTATTGAACTCTCTGATGGTTCTATTCTTTCTGCTTACCACCACTGGGATGGTTATCCCGAATGGTTGGGTCGTATTCTGAACACTCACTACAATAGCAAAGAACTTGCCGCTGAACTGATTGATGGTGGTGACATGAGCACCTGCTGGGCAGAAAATAAAGCACCTGAGTATTACTCTCAGCGTGGTGATAACTGCCCTCCTCGCCTTGATGATACTCTGATTGATGATTATCTTCTTGGTGAAAATAACGAAGAGTTTGCATACTTGTTCACTCGCTACAATAAGTGGGTGTGCTATGATATGAATCAGTTTGATGATGCTAAACTCCCTGAAGTTGTTGAAATTCCCTCTGGTGCCCTTGCTGTTTGAACTATGAAAACTTCTACTGCTTTTGGTGTTGCCTTTTTTGTTATTGTCCTTGCTGTTGCTGGATTATTCTTTGAAGCGTGGTTGCTTGGACTGATTCTATCGTGGTTTGGAGTAAGTCTGTCATTCTGGCAGAACTTTGCTATCATCTTCCTTGCTAATGCTATTTTCAAAAACACTGGAGGTTCTTCTAAATGACACGTTACAATGATCCTAATACCCCTGTTGCCATTGTTATTGGTGGTGGGTTTGTAGTTGTCGTTGCTCTGCTATTCTTTGGTGGACCACTCTACAATGTATGGCAACAATCTCTTGCGGGTAAAGCAGAACTGCAAAAGGCAGAATATACCCGACAGGTTGCAGTTCTTGAAGCACAAGCAAAGAAAGATTCGGCACAACAACTTGCTGATGCTGAAATCATCCGTGCTCAAGGTGTTGCTAAAGCAAACCAAATCATCGGTGATTCGCTGAAAGATAACCGTGAGTATCTTCAGTATCTGTATATCACTGGACTGGAAGAAGGTTCCAACAAAGGTAATGTTACCATCTATGTTCCCACTGAAGGTGGAATGCCTGTCCCTACTCTGCAAATGAACAAATGAACCGTAAGTATCTTGCCGCAGGACTGATTGGTTTTGTTGCTATCATTGGTTGGAACATCTTTTGTATTCAACGTGATGATGCAATGTATAAAGCATATTATCAAGAAACCGCAAAACAACAACAAAAATGACACTTTCTGTTGGTATTGTACTTTACTTGTTAATCACTGCACTTGTGGTAGGATTACTTACATATTATTTCAAAGTGATTAGACACAATGATGAAAGACGATTTGACACCTGAAGAGAAGAAAATTATCTTTCATGCTGTCAGGTATTGGCAAATGCACAAGGCAGCATTGAATGGCAAAGAATATCAAACCTGCGAAAACATTCTAAATCGTTGGTTTGATGAAGTTTACACTCAACAAAAGGAGCAACAACGATGATTTCCCAACGCATCAAAAATCTGATCAAAAAAGCAGAACAAGAGAAAACTGCACAGGAATTTTGGAAAGAAATTGAAGCAGCAGCGAGTGAAATGGAAATCACTGTAGAATACTACCTTGCCGAGTTCTACTGATGGTATTCATTGCTGGGTTTGCTCTTGGAGTTCTTGCAACTATGGGAGTGGCACTTATTCTTGCCGCTGATCAAAACACACTTGACGAAGACGACAACAACAACTAAACTAGAGAGGTAATTTACAACAGACGATGAAGTATTTGTATTTGGTTGATTTCTGGGTTCCTTTTCCTTCTTCTGAGTATGGTGGAACTATCAGTGTCATTGCAGAGAATGATCAAGAATGCCACGATATTCTCCGTGATAGTGGTATTTCTTATGACAGCGATTACGATAATTTGATTATGTCAAACGTAGTCAAGTCTCTTCGATTTGCTTTGGTAGATGAAGAAGTTTCCCGAATTGTTGATTCTTTTACCACCTGATTATGACACACAACGTTGCACACTCAAACAAAATGCTTTTTGATTTGAAAGAACAGTATCAAACACAAATCCAGCGTCTTCAAGATAAAATTGAAGAGCAAGAGCAAGAAATTGCTAAACTCAAAACTATGATTACTCTGCTGTCTACTGAGCGTGATTATGACTGCTGATTTGCATATTGATTATGATGTTCATCTTCGTTCTGGGCGAGTGTGGCGTGTTGAATTAGAACTGCCACTACAAGATGCTCCAGATGATGTGCCAAATAGTATTAATGTATCAGTTGATGTAGTAGCATCTACGCGAGATCTGGCACAGTACATTGCTGCTACAATTTACCCAGAATACCTTTCACTTTGTATTGATGATGAACCTCTCAGTGGATCTAATTCCTCAATTCAAGCATAAAGCACCAAAAGGATATTCTTATGAAGTTGAAGAGTTCAAGCGTAATGTGTTTTCTATTTGGTTGCGTTGCCACCGCCAGTTTGATTACAATAACGGAAAACCTACCCGTACCATCTGGGGATTCTACAACTACAAAAAGTGCCAGTTCTTTAGTCCTGTAAATAGTACCACAGTTGGCAAAGAAGTAAAACTCAGTGATACTCGTTGCTGGACTTCCATGCCCATTAAATATCAAGGATTGGAGGAATTCTTTTTATGATCTTTACTGAAGGCACAGAAGTGATTTACAAAACTGTTTCTGGAGTAGTGGCATTTACATCTGAAAAATCTATTTCAATTCTTGTCAGTAAAGGTTCTCATCGCTCACAAGATGTTCGTGTAGTTGTCTATCAATCTGATTTCAATCAAGTTGTTTTTGCAGATGGAAAATGAAGAAGAATAGTAACTGGTGGCGATGGTGGGCAAAGTCCATCGGAGAGAAAGCATCCAAATGTGATAAAGAAAGCGACACGGTTGCAGTCATTCGCACCGTGATTTTTGCTACTTATTTGATTACAAACTGCTTTATCGTTGCAGGTGTGATTAGACACTGGAATGATAATACACAAATTGAAATCTTTATTGAAAATCCCCATGAAGTACCTAGTACAGTATCTCCATCCCAAAAAGAAGGGTTACTCTAAACAAACAGCAACTTTTCTTACAATTGATGATGCTGCTTTCTGGCAGAGTGTGATAGAGAAGCAAGGTGCAAAAGATATAAAGATATTTGTAAAATAAATATCTAAAAAGTATAAGTAACATGTTAACATTTAGAGAGTTTTGTACTATTTGTGAAGGGAAGAAATCAAATGATCCTCCCTATGCAGTTCCTGGAACTTATCAAGAAAAAGATGGTGTGAAAACTTATACTCTCAAGAGAGATGATAAACCAAAGAAAACACCAATCAAGTCAGCAAAGAAAATAACCAAAATGCTTGATAAGCAAGGTGGAATTGGTGGTAAAGCAATCAAGAAAGCAAAGAAGATTGAAGAGCAACATCCAACAATGCAACCAACTGAGTATAGCAAGCAAGTTGCAAGACAATCTGCACGTTGGAAAGGTATGCAAATCCGTCAGGCGCATGGAGAGATGGAGCACGAAGCAGGTGCAGAATTAGCAGCAAAGAAAGCTAGGATAAAATCAATTATGAGTCGCTGAGTGGACAGTTCGCAAACCGCACACTGATCTGACACAAGCACCCAGATCTCCTGTATATTACATTTGTTCCTGAGATTTCTCATGATTTTTCTGACTGTTCCCAATCACGGTTGTGTTTATACTCTATCTCAAGAACATGGAGATGAACTGTATTTTTCTCCCATTTTTGCTGATGGAACTGTAAATCTGGAAGAGTTTGCTCCAGTTGATTGTGTTGATGAATTGGATCAAGAAAATATGATTGAAATTCGCAATCGTTTGAGTGCATTGTGCCAGTTGCAATAGTGGCACAGCATTCTTGATTTCCCTTCAAAATCGTCTACACTACATTTGTTCAGTTGAGGAACACCCATGGATCATTTTGATGACGTTCAGGTTGAAGAGTTTTCTTCCTTTGATTTTGTCGAAGAGATGAATGAAGGACTCTTTGATGAGGAAGATGATTCAAAATCTTTCAACAACTATTTGAACTCTAACTACGATTATTGATCATGTCTGAAACTGTAAACGTTCTGCCTCATCTCAACGAACTGAAAGATGCTTGGCGTAAGCAAGATTTCAAGTTCACTAACAGTCAACAGGAGCAATATGATATTCTTATTGCTGCCCGTCGTGAGCGAGTTCGTTACTTCTACGATACAAAACAAGTTTTTGTAGGTTCTCGCGCAGCATACGACAAAGCAAACGAAATCACTCCTTGATAATGACTAAAAACCTTCACTTGAACCATCCTGAAGATCTAGTGCTGACTGGTGATCTTTCAGTTCTTGATTGGTTTTGTGCAGATTCTAATGTCAGTGTGAAAATTGATGGTGCTCCTGCTATTGTTTGGGGTACTAATCCTGCAAATGGAAAATGGTTTGTAGGCACTAAATCTGTCTTCAACAAAATCAAAATTAAGATCAATCATTCTCATGAAGAAATTGATGCAAACCATGAAGGTAAAGTTGCAGACATTCTGCATACTTGCTTTGATAATCTACCTCGCATCAATGGTGTCATTCAAGGTGATTTTATCGGTGTTGGCGGTGATGATACTTATTGCCCCAACACGATCACTTACCAGTTTGATGAGGTGATTCGCCAAAACATCATCATTGCACCACATACTTTTTACTATGGTGATGATGATCTGCGCAACATGGTTGCTGCTCCATTGATGAAGAAACTGCAAAGCACAAAATATTGTAAGTTTGTGCAACCAGAAGCAGAGATCTGTCCTCATCGTGATGATATTGTAGATTTCTGCAAGTTTGCGCGTCAAATGAGTACACTTTGCACCTTCGTGAATGATAAACAAGCAAAGGAACTCAAAAAAGTCATCAATTCTTACATCCGCGAGGGTAAGGAGGTGGACGAGCATGAAATTGCAGAAAATTGTGATGTTGACATCAACCTCATGCGATTGTGGAAGTTGGTAGAGTCTATCAAGATGGATATGTTCTTCTATATTGAATCCGATACTGATATTACATGTCAGATTGATGGAAAAATTGCAGATCATGAAGGATTTGTAATGCACAATGAGTTTGGAAGTTATAAGATCGTGAATAGGGAAGAGTTCTCATACAATAATTTCAATCTCACCAAATCCTGGTGATTCTCCACCCCCGCAAGGGGGTTTTTTAATAAATACTCAAAAAAGAGTTTGTAAAATGGCAAAAGATCAAACTGTAATTGGAATCACTGGCAAACCTGTACCTAAACCAGGAAGTGCAAAGAAACAGTATGAACTTGAGAAGAAGAGAAGACAAGAGAAGCACCTTGGCAAGAATGTTGGTGGCGCACAATACAAATCGGATGTGAATCCATACTACAATCCAAGACAGAGAACTTTTGAAGAGTTTATGTCAATCGCTGAAGCAAAAGTTCCATTTGCCCGTGATGCTGGTAATTTTAAGTATTCAGGAAAAACTGGCGAAGAAAAATCACTTAACAAGGCAGATCGTTTAAGTCAGTCTCAAAGTGCTAAAGATAGACAAAGAGCAAATAAGATTCGCAAAACTGCAAAAACAGTTGCAGATCGTGATACTGCACAAGCAAGATCTGATGCTATGACAACACATTATCGCGCACAGCAGAAAAGAGCAAATAAACTTGCTCATAATAGCAACAGTGACATTTGATTAACTGTCACAAGGTATGAGCACCGCGCTCTGATTGGTGTATTGTAGTTCTGTTGAGACAAACAACACCAAATGACTTCCTTCATTCAGTCCACCACTAATCCTACTTTCGTTGAAGTTGGTGTAGAGTTCTTTCTCCCCACTGATTCTACTTCTTGGATTCCCAATGGTTTTGAAATGGTAGAGTTTTGCGTGGATGGTGATGAATTGGAAGATGATCGTAGTGTTACACTTGAAGAGATTGCAGAACAATTCTGCAAGAGTATTGGAGTTGTGTTCTCTCAAGTGATTGAATCTGACTTGTGGTGACACTTCTCTAGGTGTCCACCAGACGCTCCAGAATCGCCCACAGCACCCTTATACTGTCTTTGTTGAGTCAAACCACGCATGACTAACACTATCAGTCAACAACACTGGGACACTCTTTATACTAAACTCTACGAGGCATATGAAGAATGTTCCAAGAACTATGATGAGACTTATCGCCTGAAGATTGGCATAATTCTTGATCACATGATTTACAATCAACCTTATCTGAATATCAAATGAAGTATGAATTCAGTGCATCTAACCTCTCCAAGATTAAACCTAAACTTCGCACAGAAGGTAGGGTTTCTGGTAATTTCGGCAGGAATAAGGTTTCTGCAGGTTCTACACTTAATGAGATTGGAATGAGTAACAAAGAAACTATCAAATGTGCCACACCTGATGAGTATCTGGCACGACTTCATTACGCTTTTGATAACACTGAAGACAAGAAATTGAAACAGTTTCTTTACACTGAGATTCGTAAGATTCACGTTCAGCGTGGAACTTGGTGATCTACACTACCACATGCAACTGTAATTAAACATCATGGCAACTTGGCGGGCAAAGTGTTGGTTGGGATCTTCAAGTGGTTATCAAGATCTTGAAGTACAATCAAATACACTGAACGGTGCAAAAGAACAACTAAAAAGAATCTACGGTGCAGAGCAAATTAGCAACTTGCGCGAGGTTCGTGGAAGCAGCAACTCATCCAGCAGTGAAAGTTCAGATGGAAGCGCACTTTTAGTTGGTATTGTGATTTTGTTTGCTGCAGTTGTAACTTGGTGGTATTATGTCATACCTGCTGCAATCATAATTGGTATTCTGTGGTACTTTGGAACTCGTAAATCCTAATTTTGCTTTACATCATGTGCCACCTGTAGAACTGTCACAGTAAATGAGCACGGTGCTCAAAATGATGTATTCTTAAAAAGTCAAAGCAATTCACGCAAATGACTACTGCTTTCGTTGATTTTCCTGCTCAGCAACAAGCAAAACAGCAAATCGCTGATAATGTTGCAAAGTACACTCAGATGCTGATTGAAGCACTGAAGCACAATTTTGTCCAGTATTCTATTCGTGGGCATCAGCGTTCATTTACACTTGCTGATAGTGATTCTTCTGCAACATATCACGCTATGAAGATTGATGAACTCAAATCTGGCAAGTGTGACATTGATTATGTGATTGAAACTGGCAAAAAATATCACAAAGTTGTGATGATTGATGGTGGTTCTTCGCGTTCTGTTCACTGCTTCATTGACAAGCAGACTGGTGAAATGTATAAATCTGCATCCTGGAAGTCTCCTGCAAAGGGTGTACGTTATGATCTGCGATTGATCAAAGATCGTGAATATGTTTTTGAGAATTGTGATTGGGCAGGTGGATACTTGTATGCTGCTTGATATAAACTAAGAAGGTGTGTGCCAGTTGGATCTCTGGCACACTCTCTGGTTTCCTGCTCCAAAATCGTGTATTCTAAAGAAGTTCAAGGGATTTCCCCCAATGATCGAGTTTCCTACTCTCCAGTCCAAAGACGGTACAATGCTGGTAGGTTTCTATCCTATTGAGGATTGTTCTGATTACACTCTCAAGGTTCTATCTTGGAAGGGTGTTGATACAATCTCCCGCAAATGTCTTTCTAAGAAAGATGCACAGCGTGAAATTGATGAGCGTCTCGCAATGGATTACCTGATCACGGGTGATAACATTGATCTGGTGCAAGAGTACAACATTATGCAAGGTGCAGTTTGATGACTAAAACTACTCTTACATTTGAAGAACTCGATGCACTTATGGCAGTTCTTGAGATGTGTGACATCTGTGCAATGACAGCAACCATTGGTGAAGATCTCTATGCAATTCTTGAAAAACTCACTGAAATGAGGGATGAAGTCTGATGCGAATTGCATTCTTGATTGTTACTCTTGCTCTTGGACTTCGCATCGGTAATGCAGCATATGCAACCGTGAATGAGTATCAAGAACAGCAAGCAGACAGTTTCTGCCAAATTAACACCAACTACTGCAAATGAAATCAATGACAATCTCTCCCGAAAAACAAAAACAAATTGTGGAAGTAGCAGGTTTGATTGGTGAAGCATTTGGCAAACTGATTGGTAGTCTGATTGCAACTGCAATCGTTGCAGGCGTGCTGTATGCAATTCTGCACTTTCTGATTGGTTTGAGTGTCACCTATCTGCAAGTCTTTGGTGTGATTCTGATACTTGATTTCTTCAAAAACTTTCTCAAGAAATGATTTCCCTTCCTAATCCCACAAGCAAAATGACATTCAACCGCGAACAACTCATCGCTGATTATGCTCAGCAAATCCTAGATGGGATGGATATGAAGACAATGGAGTGTTTCGTTTATGACACTTTGAAAGACAATCTTATGCCATACACTGATGAGGAACTGATTGAAGAGGTGAAAGAATATAATCCAGAGTTGTTGGAAGAATGATACGATGTGACAGATGTAGAAGTGGCACACTAAAAGAGCACAGCACTCCAGATCGTGTATTCTTAAGAAGTTCAAGAGATCCCAAGCACATGCAACGCCAATTTCACAACATGAGCGTGGAAGATCGTGAAATGTTTGCTTACAACTCCTACCAAGAGCGTAAGCAACAGCAACTCGCCAAGATCACTCCTGAGCAGCGCATTAAGTATTCTTTTGAGTTTCTCGCTGGTTACATTAAAACCAACGATGATCAAATGAAAGCAAAGTGTTACGATGCTATCGCAAAGTACACTGATCAACTTGATTACTCCGAAGCACACTTTTGAGTCATGAACACTGCTTTTGTTTCTCCAAAGTCTAAGAAAGCAAAGAACAGATTCTGTAACCTAATGGAATCAGAATCTGAGTGCATTATTGAACAGAGCAAAGGTGATTGTGTCTTTCTACGATCACTGAACGGAAAGAACTTTTTCTGGGTTAATCTCAATTCTGATTCTGATTGGAGCATCGAACTGTGAATCTCTACATCATCAACAACGTTCTGACTGATTATACCAGTGGCATGGTTGTGATTGCTGCTGAATCTAAAGAACAGTGCCGTGAGTTCTTTATCGCACAGTTCTGCGAGTATTATGCTGAAGAGTTTGATAAGTATGCAAAGTTCACTGTTATCGAAGGTGTGAATCATCCTGCTGGTTTGGTTGATCATGTGTATGGTGGTGGTTGATATGGAACAAACACAATTGATTCGGAGCATTGAACAATTGCTTGAGAATCTGATGACAATTGATGAAGAACTTGTTTATCAATATGAGGATGAATTATATCGTGGAGATGATATGGAGGAACCAATTGTAGAAAAGTTCACGTCCGAACTTCTTGCTAAACTTCAACAAATTGCTTACTAAAATGACTGATTACGGATTCTATTCAGAACAAGAACTCACCAAACTTTCTGGATCTGATATTTCATTTGAGATTGCAGATGCAGCATTGCTTAACAACAAAGAAGGTGATGAGTATCTTGATCTTCTTATCAAAGAATTAAAGCGCCGTGAACAACAATATGTGACACAAGTACAAGTGGCACACTAAATCTCCAAAGCATTCAAAAACCTGTATTCTTAAAGAGTCAAGAAACGACACCAAACAAATGACTGCAACTCTTCACCCTTTCACTTCTCCCACTTCTTCTCTTGGTTATCGTGTAAAGTCCAGCGCAATTGCTAAACTTGCTGTGGTGACAAACAATGAGAACACCAGTGATTTGCTGGTAATTTTTAACAACAATCCCGAGAAGGTTTATCGTTATAGTTTTGAGGATGATGGTGCTGCTATGCGCTGGAATGATCTTCTGAATGATGATGAAGCTCGCAATGCAACATCTTGGGGATATGAGTTTAATCGTGCCCTGAAGCACGGTGATATTGAAACTGTCTGATTTCACAATTCATTAAACTCACCAAACAAAAAACAATGTTCACCATTCGCTACTTCACTCCTTACCAACAACAGTGGAGAACACAAACATTCTCTACATTAGATGAAGCAAAACGAATGGTAGAATTCTATCGTTCTTGTGGATCACCTGCTGAACTTGCATGACTGATGCAATGAAGATTGAAGAGTTGACTGATCTTCTCAAGGATGTAATTAACTCTCTGGAGATGAAACAATATGTGGTAGAAGATCCTAATGAATCTCATCAGTGTGAGGTTGAAGCAGATCAGTATTACCAACATATGCTAGACATTCTTCACTCTGAACAACAATGACAACATACTGCATTGCATCAAATCTACAATCAAAAGAGTATGAATGGTTCACTTATGACAATCACCGTTTATACAAGTATAATGAAACACCAGTGCCAATGTCATCAGTACAATTAGCAGGATTATATGCTGATAAGTATTCAGATGATGTGAAAGTTCCAACGTTCTGATGAATACTAAGAGAGAGGATAAAACCTCTCTTTTTTATTGTTTTTAATACAATATAACGATAAAATGATATTAAATCGATTAATAAATGTAATTAAAAACATATATTAGTGATTTGTTTCTCTTATTGATTGTTATTCTCAATAAGGTGTTTAATGTCTTTTAAATGTACCAGAGTCTTTTAAATGTGTTTAATACCTTATAAACCTTCGAGAGTCTTTTAAATGTGCCAGAGTCTTTTAAATGCACCAGAGTCTTTTAAATGCACCAGAGTCTTGTTATCTTAGCGAGCATACACTAAGGAACGCAAATTGTCAACCCCCAGAGTCACAAAATCCTCACAGATCCCGCAAAAAACCACCCCAACCCCGCATAAATACCCACCAAGAACTTGACATTCACACCACAGTATCCTAGAGTATCCACACAACACAACGGAGCAAACTTATGTCAGTTGCGTATCATCAGGCAATGCGTCAAAAGTATAGGATCACTCTGGAACTTGATGTTTTGGGAGACTTCGATCCTCACAACTTAGATTGGGAGAAAGTCTTTCAGCTAGAACCTGCAGAGAAGGTGACAGCATATGTTGAGGATCTAAGTACACCTGATAGATGGTGAGTTAGTATAACGAACGTGCTGTGAGTTGCGCTGATTGTTGATACCATGTGCCACAAGTATAAGTGGCACAGTAAATGAGCACAGGGATCTGAATCGTGTATATTAAGAGAGTCAAAGGAACACCACCGCGATCCGAACCATGCGCAAGATCGAATCCCTGATGAACGAAGCTATCAACGAAGCTCTCAATTGGAAGAGTGGCAACACTGAAGTTGTCTCCGAAGGTAAGATCTCCCGTGTGTTTCTGCATGGTAATCAGATCGCAACTATCGGTGAGGACTTTGTACAACTGTTCGACGGTAAGCATCAAACAAACACCACAAAGTCGCGCCTGAACGCTATTCTTTTCGCTCACGGAATTGATGGTGAGCGTGTGTTTCAGAAAGCAGGACAGTGGTTCTTTAGTTCTAATCAATTCGGCACGATTCCTTTCTTCTCTGGAATGCGCCTTAACTGACACAAACAGTCCTGAGTAAGACTCTAAACTACTCACACCTCACAGTTCTTTACTCTTTCTTCGTGATTATGTCTAACGCTGTTGCTCTCGCTCTGCTTGCTCAAGGTAACACTGGCACCGAACTTCTGTCCCTCCTGGATGCAATCGTGAGTGACATTGAGCAGGAAAACATCAACGACTTTGTGCAACATGCAGTCGCTATGAACATGCCTACTCTGGAAGAAGTCGCGTTCTGATGTAGCTTACTGTGCGGGGAGTGAGTTATTCTTTCTCCCCGTCCTTAAGTATTTCATAAACTAAATGTGTTGTTTATTAGTATTACACAGTGATTTGACAGTTATTCTTTATACCTTGTAATCGTATTCGTTAAGTATAGTAAATAGGCAGTGTTTGCGATTGGGGCGTTATTGTTATAAGCGGGCGTTGCGTTTATAAAAATCGATAAGTCCCTAACCTACAGAGGTGACAAAACGCGATCTCTATATCAATCTCATAAAATTTTTCCGGAGGTACTAGGAGGCACAAAAAAAGGAGTATCTGAAAAAAAGAAAAAAATAAGTTGTGATATATAAGGAAGTAACAAAATGAAATGTTACTGAAAAAATTTCCGGAAGTTTTTTATTCCCCCATGGAAAAAATATATCACATATATGCAAAGGATCGATGTTTATTTCATTCGATTAAAGAGGAGGAATTCCAAGCGACTTGGAGTACTTTGAAGAATATGGTAGGGTTAATGAAGACTGATTATAAAGTAGAGGACTTATCCTTTGAGGAATTAGTAACATCTAAGCAAACAATCAGAGATTCATCACACTAACCATTGACTTGACTTGCACTAAATAAAACGCTAAAATTGACATTGAAGAGTTATTCAACTTATGGCAAAAGGATTTACTGTAAAAACTGTGGCGCCTAAAAAAGCGCCAACTGAAGATTGGAATTACGATAGTATTCGTGAGAGAATGAAAGGTAAGACAATTGTATTCTGTCTACCTGGACGTGGTTGTTCTTTCATTTTCCTGAAGAATTTCGTACAACTCTGTTTTGATCTTGTTCAGAACGGAATGGCAATTCAGATTTCTCAAGACTATTCCTCCATGGTAAACTTTGCCCGATGCAAATGTCTGGGGGCAAACGTACTACGTGGACCTAAACAGATTCCCTGGGATGGTAAACTGAATTACGATTATCAACTATGGATTGACAGCGATATTGTCTTTGATACATCCAAGTTCTGGCAACTGTGTGATCTTGCACTTTCCGAAGATGGTACAGAGCGTGAGATCACTGCTGGTTGGTATTGCACGGAAGATGGACACACAACCTCTGTCGCTCATTGGCTAGAGGAAGATGACTTCCGCAAGAATGGTGGAGTCATGAATCATGAAACTCTAGAAACCATGGATAAGCGCCGTAAGCCTTTCACGGTTGATTACACTGGTTTTGGTTGGGTTCTGATTAAGAAGGGTGTCTTTGAGAATCTCGAATATCCTTGGTTCGCTCCAAAGATGCAAGTCTTTGAATCTGGTGCAGTACAAGATATGTGTGGTGAAGACGTTTCATTCTGTCTTGATGCCATTGAGAAAGGATTTGAGATCTGGTGTGATCCTCGGATTCGCGTAGGACACGAAAAGACTCGTATTATCTGATATGAGTAAGTACTACGATATCTTATATAAGGGACGTAGAATTTATAAACACCTCAGTGCAGAAGAATGTACTGAGGTTCTTCAAGACTTCTCTGAGAAGTTTTATGAAGGAGAAAAGATTGATCTAAATGAATTTGTAGTGGAGGAACTTTAAAATGGCAAAAGGTGGATCGAGTAAGGTTGAGTTTCAATCAGGAGCGCCTAAGAAAACTCGTCAGGGACGTTCTGCTCGTACTTTACTCTCAGCGACATCTCGCAATGGACGTAAGAAAAAGTATCGGGGACAAGGTACACGGTAAATAAGAGTAAAGGGAACCTTAGAGTTCCCTTTTTTTGTATCTAGATATAATAGACATACAGAAATTGGTATGTATCATTTAGATTCTTATGATGAATGGAATTCGATACATGATGAGGATTTATGGGTATATAACAAGTTGTTTCTATCGCGCCGTCTGGGGTATCTGTGTGGCGCTGTAGGGTGTCCCGTTCCCTTTCCAGATCATTATGTAGTCCGTCCATCAATTAATCTATTGGGCATGGGACGTTTTTCTCGTATCGAATGGATTTGGAATTGTACTGATCACTTTCATCCATCAGAATTTTGGTGTCAACGCTTTAAAGGTGAACATATAAGTGTAGACTTTTATCAGAAGAATGCAGAACTTGTAATTCTAGGTGAAAGAGATTGTAATCATCCATTGTATAAATGGAAGAAGTGGACTAAAATTCAAAGAAAGATAAAGTTTCCAGAGATTTTAAATAATTTGAAAGGAAACTATGAGTGGATTAACTGTGAATTCATTGGCAATAAACTCATTGAAGTACACTTTCGCAGAAATCCAGACTTTCGCTATGGTAATTCTGTTGCAATTCCAGTTTGGAAAGGAGAAAAGATTAAGGAGATAGATAATTTTACCTTTATTAAAGATGAAGACTACTTGAGAAGAGGATTTTATATTGATTCACGGGATAGCAACCCCGTAAAAAGTTCTGATTTTACTAAATCAGGAGAGCAAAATGGGAAAACCTTCGGATCGTAGTTCAGACTACATGCACCAAATGTGGGGAACAGACAAATTAGCAACCGATTACGGTTCTATTGACAGTAGATCAATGCTTCGTGAGATTGCAAATGATAATATTACTCCCAAAAAGCATGATTTCTATCATCAAAATGAAATTCATGAAAGAATTCGCAATGATGAAGACTATGATGACTGGGAATATGGTACAGAACCAATTTATGAATCTAAAAGATAGTGAATAAATAAGTTATAATTATTATATTTCAATCATTTAAATGCCTTTAGAAAGGGTAAGTCAAGGTTTTAGAGATCTGAGCATGTCATTTCAGGATAATCCCCTGAATAATGACTTGATTGGCATTAAAGATGCGAATGCAATTGCTCGTTCAGTAAGAAATATTGTATTTACCCTTCCTGGAGAGAAATTTTTTAATCCAAATTTTGGATCTAATATTTCTGCATCTCTTTTTGAGAATATAGATGATTTTTCTGCACTCGCAATACGGGACGAAATCAAAAATTCAATTGAAAATTATGAACCAAGAGTTAAATTAATTGATATAACTGTGGAACCACAGTATGACGATTATAATTTTAACGTAATTGTACAATATGAGATTATTGGAGCGAATATTCCTCCGCAACAGCTAGAGTTTGCTCTTCTTCCCACAAGATAAATGGCATTACAAAATTTCACAAGTTTAGATTTTGATCAAATCAAGGCAACGCTCCGTGATTATTTAAAATCTAACTCAAATTTCACAGATTATGATTTTGAAGGATCGAATCTTTCGACGATTTTAGATCTATTGGCATATAACACGTATATTACGTCGTATAATGCCAACATGGTTACGAATGAAATCTTCATTGATAGTGCGACTCTAAGGGAGAATGTTGTTTCTCTAGCAAGAAATATTGGCTATGTACCTCGTTCCAAGAAAGCAGCATCTGCAACTGTAACATTCTTTGTAGATACTACAGATATTTTTCCAACACCATCTACAATCACTTTACAAAAAGGAATTGTAGCCGCAACTGCAGCACAGTTTGGAAACTCATCATATGTCTTTTCAATCTTAGATGATATTACTGTTCCTGTTGTTGATAATATTGCATTATTTTCAAACATCAGAGTCTATGAAGGTAATGTTATTGATCAATTCTTTACCTATACCTCCAGACAACCAAATCAGAGATTCGTTTTAAATAACTCTGGGGTTGATTCTGATCAGATTAAAGTCTTAGTAAGAAGTAGCGCAAATTCTAATATCTCAGTTAAATATAATCTTCAAGATAGTTTGTTTGATATTAACGGACAATCTAAAGTATATTTCATTCAAGAAGTTGATGATGAAAGATATGAATTGATTTTTGGAGATGACATCTTTGGTAAGAAACTGGAAGATGGTAATTATATTGAAGTATCTTATCTCATAAATCATGGCGATAGTGCTAATGGTATTGATAGATTCTCATTTAGTGGAAGACTTGTATATACAAGAAATGGCGAAGAATATGTTGTAACTTCTGGTATATCTCTGATTACCACCGATATCTCATCTAAAGGTGGTGAGATGATCGAATCAGTAGAATCCGTTAAAAAATATGCTCCCCGTATCTACGCATCACAGAATAGAGCAGTTACTACGAATGACTATGAAACACTGATTCCTGCAAAAATCTATCCAGAAACAGAATCAATCTCCGTCTTTGGTGGAGAAGAAGTTGTTCCTCCACAATATGGAAAGGTGTTTATTAGTATTAAACCCAAGACTGGAGATTTCTTACCCAATATTGTAAAAGATAATATTCGTAGAGATCTTAAAAAATATAGCGTAGCAGGAATTGTTCCTGAGATTCTTGATCTAAAATACCTTTATATTGAAGCAGAATCACAGGTTTACTATAATACGAACCTTTCTCCTAGTTCTTCATACGTATCTTCAGTTGTTCAAGGTAATATTACAAAATATGCAGAATCTTCTGAACTGAATAAGTATGGTGCAAGATTCAAATACAGTAAGTTTTTGAAAACTATTGATGATAGTCACGACTCAATCACTTCAAACATCACAAAAATTCAGATGAGAAGAGATTTGAGAGTTGTCTTAAATAGTTTTGCAGAATATCAAATTGGATTTGGAAATAAATTCCACATTAAAAATCCAAATGGATACAATATCAAATCTACTGGATTTAACATTGCAGGATTTAATTCCACTGTCTATCTGGGTGATTTCCCAGATACTAATCAGAATACTGGATCAATATTCTTCTTTACTGTAGATTCTCCATTATCAACTGATGTATCAATTTTACAAAGAAATGTGGGAAAAATTGATTACGTTAATGGAATTATCACGTTAAATCCAGTTAATGTTATATCTGCTCCAGAAAAAAATGGACAACCAACAATAGAAATCTCTGTAGTTCCTCAGTCAAATGATGTTATTGGATTACAGGATCTTTATTTACAACTAGATATAAGTATGAGTACATTTGAAATGGTTGCGGATAGAATTTCTTCTGGAGCTGATCCATCTGGAACCACCTATATTACATCGTCAAGCTACAAAAATGGGATTTTAGTAAGAGCATAAAATGTCAGAGAAAAGAGTACCCTTTAATATCGTCGTAAAGAGTCAGCTACCAGCATACGTTGGGGAAGAATCCCCATTAGCATTAGAATTTCTTTCTGAATATTACAAATCTCAAGAATATTATGGTGGATCAATTGATATTCTTGAGAACCTAAGTGACTATAATAAATTAGATACTCTTACTCAATATTCAAGTAGTGCGTCTCTAACCTCTGATATTACCTTTTCTGACACTGAGATACCAGTTGACAATACTGATGGGTTTCCAGAGGCATATGGACTCCTTAGAATTGACGATGAACTCATCACATATACTTCCAAATCATCTACTGCTTTTTCTGGTTGTATCAGAGGCTTTAGTGGAATCACTTCATTTACAAGTCCAAACAAACCAGAGGAGCTTGTATTTTCCGATTCAAACTCAGAAGATCATATTTCAGGAACAGTAGTAGAAAATTTAAGCGTTCTTTTCGTAAAAGAATTCCTTAAAAAGTTTAAAAAGCAAATAGCTCCTGGTTTTGAGGGAAGAGATTTTTATTCTTCCCTAAATCAAGCTACATTTATAAAGCAGCTAAAAGATTTTTATGGCAGCAGAGGAACAGATAGTTCCTTTAAAATTCTTTTCAAAGGACTTTATAATGAAGAAGTTGATGTAATCAAGCCAAAAGAAAAACTAATTCGTCCATCGGATGCCAGATATCAACTTACCAAAGATGTAGTTGTAGAATCTATATCTGGAAATCCCTATGATCTAGTCAATGAAACCCTTTTCCAGAATCAATACGGAGATATTCAAAAGGCTTATGCTCCTGTAGGAAAAGTTGAAAAGATTGTAACTGGACTATCGACAGCAAATTATTACAAACTAAGCTTTGATGCAAACTACAATAGAGATATTAGTGTTAGTGGATCAATTTATGGAGACTTTACAGTTCATCCATACACCAAAATAATTGGTAACATATATCCTGGTTCAACTACAATTGACGTAGATTCTACTGTAAGGTTCCCCAATAGTGGAGAATTGTCAGTTGCTTATGAAGATGGTACTGTTGGTATTGTCAAATATACTTCAAAGTCTCTGAGTCAATTTTTTGGCTGCAGCACTATTGAACAATTAATTACCGACAAAACTCCTGTTGGAATTAATACTTATGCGTATGGTTATTCTATCAATAACCCCAATGAAGTAATTACAGTTAGAATTACTTCAGTAATTGATAACTTTAATATTTCGAGTAATACCTATGGACTCAATAAAGATGATCATATTTTAATTGAAACCTTAGGTGGCAATTTTAGAGATAGATTTTCAAATAATTGGTCATTAAATATTTGCCCAACTTATCATGTAAAGTCAATCGAAGTAGTTGATACTTCCGATAATAGCTACTCGATTACTTTCTCGGATCCTCATATCTTTAAAACTGGAGATAAGATTACATTTAGATCAAGTTTCGGAGAAGAATCAACATCTTCAGTAGTTGATATCTTGGGAGAATATGTCATCTTAGTTAAAGGACAGGGATCTCTGTCGTTAACTACAAACTATACTGCGACAAGAAAACCACTAAAGGTTAACTCTCCTTTCTTCTCAGATCTTTCCTATCTGAATACTAATGTTCAAAATGTTTACAGAGATGAAGAAAAACTATTAGTAGCTTCGTCATCTATTCCTTATTATAGCAATCAGTCTCTCAATGTAACTGACAATTCAGTAACATTTTCTGGCACCTTTGATGGAGACACCTTTAATATCTCCCCAAGTGTTGATCATGGATTCTATAGTGGAGATGCAGTCTATTATACCCCAGAAAAACAAATTTCCATAGTTCCAGATGAAAATGGAGTAGAATCTGAAGTAACATCTGTTGTTAGTTCTCTGGGATCAAAATTTGAAGAAGGACTTTATTTTGTAAAAAGAGTAGATGAAAATAATGTCAAATTTGCAAGAAGCAGATCAAATATTTTTAATGGCATTTATCTAACAACTGATTCGGTTGTTAGTGTTACAAATAACAGAATAGAACCATATAAGACAAAAGGGAAGACTTTAACTACACAGAATCTTTTAAGAGAAATTGCTCCACCTTTCAGTGATGGAACAGTATATGAAACTGATCCAGGTAAAACTGGAATATTAATTAATGGCGTTGAAATTTTAAATTATAAAGGTTCAGACACTCTTTATTATGGTCCAATTGAAAAGGTAAATGTAGTATCTGGCGGACAAAATTACGATATCATAACTCCACCAATTCTAAGCATTTCAGATGCTGTGGGAACTGGAGCTACTGGCTATTGTTCCGTTCTTGGTAATTTAAAGGAAATTAGATTAATAGATCGTGGATTTGATTATGTCGATACTCCTATCATTAGAATTACTGGTGGAAACGGAGTTGGGGCAAAAGCAGAAGCAAGACTAAAAGCAATAGAGCATAAGGTAACATTCAACTCAAATGCTAATGCAAATTTGATTGGTGTTGGAACAGATATTTCTACAATTGGATTTACCACATACCACAAATTTAGAAATGGTGAAATTGTAGTCTATAGAACAGATGGACAAGCATCTATTTCAGGATTAACCACTGATGCAAGATATAACGTTAACGTTATAGACGCATATACTGTTAAGCTGCACTTAAATGAAAATGATGCAATATTGGGAATTAATACCATTTCTCTGTTGGGTTACAGTGTAGGAAATCATTCTCTAGAATCTTTCAATAATAAGACAGTAATTGATTCCATTATTGTAACAGATTCTGGATATGGATATGAGAATAAAAAGAGAACATCTGCTACTGCAGGAATCAATACTGCTTCCAATATTGTTAAGATCTCAAATCATGGATATAACTCTGGAGAAATCGTAAAGTATACTGTCGATGGATCTCCAATTTCTGGACTTACTGCAAATACAGAATATTATGTTACTAAAGTTGACAATGATTCTTTTAGATTGTCGTTAGTTGGATTAAGCACAGGGAACCTTGATTATTACTATAAAACAGGACAATTTGTAAACCTAAGTTCTGTTGGAGTTGGAACTCATGTATTCAACTATCCAGACATTTCTGTAGAAGTAATTGGAACTGTTGGAGTTTCATCTCTCCCTCAGGATGATTTTAAATCTAAAGTTCAACCAATTTTTAGAGGAGAAATCACTTCAATACATTTAACCAATAGCGGTTCTAGATATGGATCCGAAGAAGTTCTCAATTTCTATAAAGATCCAGAGTTTAATCTTTTAAATGGCGCAAATGCACAATTAACACCGATTATTTCTGCAGAAGGACAAATAATAGAAGTTCTAGTTAATGTTGCAGGTAGTTATTATTATGCCCCACCAAACTTACAGATTATTGGTGAAGGTAGAGGAGCAGTATTAACACCGATCATTGAGAATGGACAAATCAAATCAATTAAAGTTGTTGAAGGTGGAATCGGGTATGGAAGGGGGACAACATTTATTAACGTCATTGTTCCTGGACTAGGAGCAGAATTTAAGTCAAGCATCAAATCTTGGACTGCAAACCTATTCAGAAAGTATCAATCAAGACTTTCTGGAGATGATGGAGTTACTGTTGCTGGATTGAATGAAAATTATGGATTGCAATATGTTCATCTATATGCTCCAAGAAAACTTAGAGAAATAACATATTCTTCAGATCAATCTGGAAGAGTTCTTTACAGCAACCCAGATCTTAAGAAATTTGGTAATACTGAAATCAATTCTATTGATCACTCACCAATCATTGGATGGTCATACGATGGATATCCTATCTACGGTCCATATGGATATTCTCTAAAGACTGGTGGATCAGTAACCCAGATGAAGTCTGGTTACAAAATTAAATTGTCTGCAGGAAGACCTTCCACAAACATCTTCCCAGAAGAATTCTTTATCGAAGATTATGTTTATGAAAAAACTGGCGATGAAGCAACTCTTGATGAAAACAATGGAAGATATTGCGTAACACCAGAATATCCAAATGGGACTTACGCTTATTTTTCAACTTTAAATTCCAGTGCAGAATCTATTGGCAATTTTAATGGATATAAAAAGCCAGTATTCCCATATTTAATTGGTAAAAATTATCAAGCAAAACCAAATCCAATTAACTTTAGAAAAAATTCAAATCAAAATGATATTGATTTGAATAATACAAATTGGATAAGAAATACTCATTTTTACAATTTAACAAGTAACACAAGTGAATATGATTATATTAACATACCAACTAACTTAAATCAAAAATCCCGCATCAAGTATGCTTCTCCAGGTATTATTGAGAAGGTTGGGATTGTTACTGGAGGCAATAATTATAAGATTGGAGACAAACTAATATTCTTAGAATCAAATACTGGAGGAGCTGGTGCTGATGTAAGAGTTTCTAGAATAGGTGGAAAGGATGTAAATTCTGTAAGTGTTGCTTCAAGCGTAGTTTCTGGGGTAGAATTTTATCCATATGATGGGAACGGCAATTTTGTAGTATTTTCCCCAACTCCACATAATTACTCAAATAAGGATATTATTACAGTTTCTGGATTAAGTACAACATCTTCTCTTCTAAGAGGATCTTATTCTGTAGGAATATCTACTGGAGAAAGATACATCTTAAATTCTGGTGTTGGAACAGCAGGAGTTACTGGAATAGTAACGTATTTCAATATTTCTGGAAATCTAAATTACCCAACCATTCGCGAAAATGATATTATCGGTATTGGTAGTGAGCAAGTAAAAGTTTTAAACATTGATAAGAGATCTTCTAGAATTAGAGTTCTAAGAGCATTTAATAACATTTCTTCTGCTCATACTAACACAAGTTCAGCATATCAAATTCAAAGAAAACTTTCTATTAACGTAGGATACAATACAACATTTAATTATACCTTTAACAGAGAATTTTATTTTAATCCATCAGAATCTCTTGGTTTAGGTATTGTTGGTGTTGGCACTACTGTTTTCATATCAAATGCAGGTGCAGCAAAAACTCAACAGTACATTCCATTAAAATCAATCTATATTCCAAATCACAACTTAAATACTGGAGATGCTGTTGTTTATAGTGTAAATGGTGGTAGTTCTATTGGAATTTCCACCAATACTGTCAATTCTAGATTACTAGAAGACAAATCAATTCTTTATATTTCAAAAATTGACGAAAATCTAGTAGGAATATCTACAGTAAGATTGGGTATTGGTACAAATGGAAGTTTCTCTGGAATAGCTCTAACAACTAGAACAGATTCAACCCTATATCTAACTGGAATTGGAACAGGTGTATATCATAGCTTTAAGACACTATATCCAAATGTTGTAAGTGGATCAATCCAAAGAAATCTTGTAACTGTTTCTACAGCACAAACACATGGACTAAAGAACAACGATGAAGTTTTCATTGATGTAAATCCAGCGATAACAACATCATTTGCTATAAGATATAATGATTATAATAGAAGATTATTAGTAAATCCAAAGAATTTTGTTGCTTCTGGAATTAATACTCAAACATCCGAAATTACAATTGATAATCATGGATTTTATAATGGACAAAAGATTATTCATACTTGTGTAGGAACAAGTTATGGATTATCTAATAACGGAATTTATTATGTAATTTTTGTCAATACTGATAAATTTAAGTTAGCAACTTCATATGAGGAATCAGTAAGTTTACTGCCAACCCCAGTTAAGATTACATCGGGATTTGATGGAACTCTATCTGCTGTAAATCCGAGATTGGAGTTATATAGAGATTCTACGGTTACTTTTGATCTTTCAGATAGTTCACTGTCAGTTTCCAATCAATCTCAAAGATTCCCAATCTTTGAACTTAATTTCTATACCGATTCTAATTTTACCAAGAAATTTGAATCTACTCAAACAGATAGACAGTTTGAAATTAAAAGATATGGAACTGTCGGAATAGGAACCGATGCTAGAGTTGTACTTACTGCTAACAAATATCTACCAGAAAAACTATACTACAAACTAGATTTAGTCAATGAATTTCTAGCTACTGTTGAGAAAAAAGAAATACTAATTGACAATTTTGTACCATCAAACAATGAGATCAATTTAATTCCAAGTTTGTATAATGGAAAGCATGTAATTACAACTCAATCAAATTCATCGTTTACATATAACTTATCAGTAATTCCAGAATCTTCTTCATATATTTCTTCTACTTCCACAATTAAGTATGAAACTGAATCAACATATGCATCTGGAGCAATTAGTGGATTATTAATTAAGAGTGGTGGAAATAATTATTATTCATTGCCAGGAATATCAACTGTCTTAACAACAGAAAATGGAACTGGAGCAGTATTAAAGGCTTATAGTAAGTCTATCGGTAATCTCAAAACAACAACAATAGAAAATATTGGATTTGATTTTCCATCAGATTCAACTTTAAGTCCAACAACAAAATTACCTCAAATTTGCACTATTGAATCGTTTGCAACTATTGAAAACATTGGAGTAACCTCCTTTGGTAGAGGATATACGGTATCGCCAAAATTAATTCTTTTGGATGGAAAAACTAATAAAGTTGTTCCAGAAGTCGATCTTCGTTATAATCTTGGCGATGGTAAAGTTACCATACTCAAGAATACAAATGGAATAAACAACACAACTCCAAAAATAATTCCAATTCAGAATTCAAATGGAGTGGGGATTTCCACAATAAGATATAACTCTACAAACAAAACTGCAGCAGTAACACTTTCTGTTGGATTTAGTACCGAGCAGTCATTCCCATTCTCAGCTAACGATAAAGTTTTAATTGAAAATGTTAGCGTTGGAGTTGGATCTACTGGTATAGGATATAATTCCTCAAATTATGGATATGAATTCTTCAAGATATTGTCAGTAGCTGAGAATAGAGGTGGAATTGGAATCGTAACATTTAGTTTAGATGGATTTTTAAAGGAAGGAGAAATTCCTGGAACTTTTGATCCAGCAAACTCATCAGGAAAAATCATTGCGGAGAAAAATCTTCCACAATTCTCTGTCAGTGTTAAACCCACAGATTTTTATAATGGAGAACCAATAGTTTCAGTAGCTTCAACATCTATGACAGGTGTTGTTCAAAATTGGGATAATAAAACAGGAACTCTTAAGGTTAGTACTGTTGATAAAGTTTATGCTGGAACAATTGTTAAAGGATTAATATCTGGATCTCTTGCCCAAATCAATTCTATTGAAGAATTTAATTCGCAATATGGATTAAATTATTATTCGAAGATTAGAAATGGTTGGGAAAATGAGACTGGATTCCTTAATGATATTCTTCAAAGAATACCTGATAATGAGTATTATCAAACCTTCTCATATTCATTGAAATCTAAAATAGACTTTAATACATGGGAAGATGTTGTAAGCACATTAAATCACACAGCAGGATTTAAAAAGTTTGCAGATTTGCAAATGGAATCTACTTTACCATATTATGATCAAGAATCTATGGTTGTTGAGATTCCATCAAATTCTCCAGGTGTGGAGGTTATTGTAAATATAGACTCTGTTGTTGATATAAATTGTGTTTCTGACTATGACATTGTTAGAGAAAATGTACTAAATGTTGACGGTAAAATTATTTCTGATGAAATTATATTTGTAAACAGAGTACTAACCGATTATTCTGAATCTGTTGGAAACAGAGTTCTCTTGATTGATGATATTAGTGATCAATTTAATAGTAATCCTAGAGTCACAAGATTTGGTGAGGTTGCAAGATTCAGTGTTCAGGGTGTTACTTCTAAGAAGATTATAGCTTTAATTAGAGATAAGAGATATGTAAATCAAAGACAACTTATAATGTTGGATCTCTTAAAGGATGAGTACTTCTCGTATATGAACCAATATGCAAGAGTGGAATCATCTTATGATATGGGAACATTTGATTTTGTTGTTGATGGAACTGATGGTGTTATTAATTTCTATCCAACGAATTACGAGTATGACGATTTTGACGTTACGTGCCTATTTTTCAATTTAACCGATGCAGTATCTGGTATAGGATCAAGAGATTTTGGTGATGTAGTTAAAATTGTTACTGGATCAAACTCGGCATCTGTAGGATCTCCTTGCAATGTTGTAAGTATTGCATCATCATTTACTTCAGTTAAAGGAATTGTTAATGTTATTGGCGATAATGGAGAACACTATTTTACGGAATATAATGCTATAAGAAAAGGATCTCAGATTGAGTTCTTGGAGTATGGTGGATTAAACAACAATAGTTTAAGCTTCTATTCTAGTGGATCAATAGGTACATTCTATCCATATATTTCTGGATCTAATTTTAATATTGACTTTATTCCATATTCTGGAATTGGAGTAACTTCAAATAGTTTGAACATTGCAATAGGCAATACCAATACATCAGGAATTGGAACATATGATCTACAATATGCAAGATTGCAGTCAAATTATATTTCTATTGCATCTTCCGCAACACCAACAGAAAATGTTGTAGCAACATTTTCAAATCTATATGGTGGGGCATATTATATCACACAGGTAACAGATAAAAATACTGGAGATGTGTATTCATCTGAAATTTCAAGTATAATTAATGATTCTGAATCATATTATGTAGAGTATGCCGATTTACAAACTAATTCTGGGCTTGGAACCTTTGGAGTAAATCTTTCTGGAACTGATGCACAATTAACATTTACTCCAGTACCAAATACGGATGTTGAAGTAAGGATATTTGCAAATGCCCTCAAATTTGTTGAAACAAGTCCACTTGAGTCTCTCATTAACTTAGGAAATGCTTCTATAGAAACAAGATATGGATTATATAGATCCTCAATAACAGACGTTAAGAGGGAATTTGATCTCACATATAGATCAATACCAATTTTTGAAAAGAGTTTTGATACTCAAACGAACATTGACTATGCCGCAAATGTTATAAATCTACCAAACCACTTCTTTGTTACCGGAGAAGAATTGGTTTATACAAATCCTGGTGCAGGTACATCTCTAGCTATAGGTATTGGTACTACTACAATTACTGGAATCGGAATCACAAATAAATTACCATCCTCGGTTTTTGTTGTAAAATTAAATGAAACTCAACTTAAACTCGCAGCAACTGCAGAGGATTCTTTAAACGTTGATCCAAATACCTTTGATCTGGTTTCTGGAATCGGAACGCATTTCTTCACTTCCAAAAAACAAAATTCAAAAGTAATTATATGCCTTGACAATATTATTCAATCTCCAATTGTTGGAACGGCTATAACTTCAAGCCTTTCTAAGAATGCATTTATTTCAGACGATCTTCTTTATTTTAGTGGAATTACTTCTTTCTTTGGGGGTGATCTAATTAAAATTGATGATGAAATAATGAGAATTAGAGGTGTTGGTATTGGAAGTACCAATGCAGTTCTTGTTCAGAGACCTTGGATGGGATCTGATGTTGTTGGACACTCTACAGGATCACCTATCACAAAGGTTACTGGAACTTACAATATTGTTGGCAATAAACTCAATTTTGTTGAGGCACCTTATGGAAATATTCCTATAGGCGCACCAACAAATCCTCCAGATCAAAGAGATTATGTTGGAATTACAACAAGATCCAAATTCCATGGAAGAACCTTCTTAAGATCCGCTTATCCAGGTACATCACTTGAGGCATACTACAACAATTATATTTTTGATGATATTTCTTCGGAATTTGATAGTGAGAAGAAATTATTCAGTATTAGATCAAATAAATCAAATATAACTGGAATTGCAACAGAAAATGCAATCGTTCTGGTTAATGATATTTTCCAGGGTCCTGGATTATCATATGATTATACACTATCTGAAAATAGTGGTATCACTTCTATTACATTTACAGGAACTGCATCTTCAGTATCATACGATCCAAATGTTGGTTCCGTTCCCATAGGTGGCATCATCATATCTGTTGGATCAACTTCTGGATTTGGATACCAGCCTCTAGTATCTGCTGGAGGAACAGCGATTGTTTCTATTGCAGGAACCATTCAATCAATTAGTGTTGGAAATACTGGATCTGGGTACAGGGCAGGAATTCAAACAGTAAGAGTTGGTGTCACAACTTCATCTTTAGAAACTCCTAACATATTCTACGTTGGAACTGCAAACATAACCAATGGACATGTAGTAAGTGTTGCAGTTACAAATCCAGGAACTGGATATACCTCAACAAATCCACCACATGTAATTTTTGATTCTCCATTATCATATTCAAACGTTCCTCTAGTCTATTCTTCAATATCATCTGGAAACGGATCATCCGCAACCGTAGATATAGTAGTTGGACAAGGATCTAGTGTAATTGATTTTACTCTGAATAATCTTGGATACGGGTACGGACAAGGAGAAGTTCTAACTGTTTTAGTCGGTGGAACGACAGGAATACCAACAACTTCAAGTGCAAACTTTAAAGAATTCTCATTAACTATAGATTCAACTTATAGAGACAAATTCTCTGGGTGGTCTATTGGAGAATTGCAAGTATTGGATGATTTTGCTGATTTGTTTGATGGAATAAGAAGAAAATTCCAAATTAAGTCAAATGGTGAAATATTATCAATCAGAGCATCTAAGGGTTCTAAAATTGATATTAAGTCAACTCTACTATTGTTTGTCAACAACATATTACAAATTCCAGGTGAAGCTTATGAATTTGATGGTGGTAGTGTAATAACATTTACAGAACCTCCTAAATCTGGATACACAATGAAGCTCCTATTCTATAAAGGAACTGGATCCATTGACGTTATAGACAAAGATATTATTGAAAGTGTTAAGATTGGAGATGAACTGACTATTGGATACGATTCTTATTTGGGACAATCAAGTTTCTTACAGGAAGACTATCGCTCTGTTATAGATGTCACCTCTATCAATACAGTTGACACAAACGTTTATTTTGGACCTGGAAATACTACAGATGAAACCCTAACAAGACCAGTAACTTGGTGCAGACAAACTGAAGATAAGATTGTTAATGAAAAGGAAATTGCAAAGGATAGAGATTTATATGAACCTTTGATTTATCCTGCAACTAATGTTATTCAAACAGTAAGTGCTGGAACTACAACCATTTACATAGAAAGCGTTAAATCTTTCTTCGATCCATATAATGAGAATAAGATTTCATTGAATTTCCAAAATAATGTCACAATGTATTCTCAAGAAGAGAAAGTTTCTGCTGCTGCTACAGCAGTTGTATCTGCTGCAGGAACAATTAGTGCAATCGTTATCTCAAATGGTGGATATGGATACGTTAATTCTCCTGTAGTTAAAATTGGAAATCCTTTAGGATTTGGTGTTTCAAATCCTGCTACAACATATGTAAATGGATCGGAAACTATTGTTGGATTAGGAACAACTGCTACTGCAACTTCTTCAATAAGTTCTGGTATAGTTACAACTATCACAATCTCAAATGCAGGAACTGGATATACATTTACAAATCCACCTGTAGTTCTAATAGAATCTCCAGAAATTAATATTAAGAAACTTTCAAATATCTCTTATCAAGGAGATTTTGGAATGATAGTTGGCATTGCAAGTACTTCTGTAGTTGGAATTGCATCGACAGCTCTTAAATTTAACTTCTATATTCCACCCGATTCTGTACTAAGAAGTGATGCAATTGTTGGAGCTGCAATTACAATTAGCCAAATCTCTCAAGGTGATTATTTCGTATTATCGGATTCTAATTTAGGTTTTAATACCTCAATTAAGTCACTAAGATCTGATGGTTCTGTAGTTGGAGTAGGAACAACTTTCATTGACAATGTGTATCAAGTAGTTTCTTCATCAACTGCTTTAACGAATATTATTGGATTTGGCAATATTTACACCAAAGAAGTTGTTGTTAGTGTAAACACGTTTAATAATTATGATTTCAGATCTAGAACATTTGATTCGTCATCAATAACATTTGATTCCACAAGAATGACATTTGATGCTGAAATAATTAATGAAATCGGAAACTTTAGTTGGGGTAGAATTCCAGTTTCATCATTTGTACCAATTGAGCCATTTAATTTCTATAATCAGAATGGAATTACTGGAATTAAGACTTCTGCTCTTGTAACCAGAACAAACCCACTCAAATATAGAAACTACAAGACATAAATATTACAAATGCCCCCCAAATTTTTGAGAGAGAATGTCAAAATTAATAATTAATACAGGTTCTGCTCCAAATGATGGAGCAGGTGATAGTTTAAGAGATGGTGCTGATAAGATTAATGCAAATTTTACTGAAGTATATGGTGCTTTAGGTCCAAATACAACTTTGTCGGTTGGATTTGGACGCACTGTTATTGGCATTTCTGCAACTACTTTTAATGTCGGTGTTGGATCTACAAATCCAACATCAAAATTTCAAGTATTGGGTGATTTGAGTGCAACTTCTTATAAACTTGGATCAACGGAAATAGTAAGTTCTGGTGGACAGTTAAAAAATATTTCTTCTCTTGATGCTACAACAACTGCAACTATTGAATCTGCAGTTTCAAATGCACCAAACACATTTACCGATTTAAATGTTGCTGGAGTCTCAACTCTTTCTAACGCAATAATAACTAACCTCTCTCTAGCTGGAGTTACCACAGGATTAAATGTTCCTGGAATTAGCACTCTTGGATTTGCTACATGCAGATCTTTTCAAAGTACAATATTAAGTGTTTCTGGTATTTCAACACTTTCTTCACTTCAAGGAACGGATTTAAATTATACAGGAATCTCTACGTTATCCACTATTAGAGGAACTCACGCAAATATTACTGGGGTTTCTTCTGTTGGATCAGGAACAACTATTACTAATGGACATTTTGAAGTAACTGGTATTATAACTGCAAATGGATATGTTGCAGGATCTGGCACCAACACAATTCCAGCTTTTCAATTTAGCACAGGAACATTACTAACTGGTAATGGAACTTTAGGTGCAGTAGAATATGATGGACAATCATACTATGCTACAGGTGTTACAACTGGAGGAAGAGGATTTATTCCAGTTACAAATTTATTCCGTTTAGAATCTAATAGACAAATTCTTGCAGCAACTGGGCAACCAGGAGTGGCAACAAACTTCTTTGATCCGGGATTAATTCCTCTTGTGGGAAATGGTGACTATGAGATAGATTTTGATCTTTATTTCACAAAAGGAACTACTGGCGTAACCACATTTACTCTTTCTACACCAACTGCTCCTGCATCAATTAATGCAATTATCACTACAACGCCAGTTACAGGGGTTTCCACTAATACTCCAGCAGCTCCACAAATGATAACTGCTGTTGGATCAGCACTGACAAGCACTGGATTGTCATTAACTCTTAACAACGCGACACATTATGCAAAAATATCAGTATTTTTGGAAAATGGATCTGTAAATACCAATACACTTACACTCAACATTATGAATAATAATAGTACTTGCATTCCACTCAGAGGTAGTCGTTGGAAATCAACTCTACTCTCCAGAAATGCTGGTATTGGAGTAACTCAATAAATAGATAAAAAATCCCTAAGATGGCAGCAATTATAACAGATCAAATTAGAATATTAAACGCAAAGAATTTTATATCTGGCGTTACTTCTTCTAATAACAGTTATTATACGTTTATTGGGTTACCAAATCCGTATACAATTCAATCGGATTGGGATACAAATCCTCCTGCACCAAGAGATAGTTTTCTTGAGGAAGCTGATTGTTGGGATTCTATTATAGCTCTCAAAAAAATTAATGCCAATGATGTAAGGCAAGTTGTTCCCAAAAGAGTATGGAACTCTGGAACAACCTATGACATGTACAGACATGATTACAGTCGTTCAAATACTGCCAAAGTTTCTGGATCAACCAATTTATACTCTTCCTCATACTTCATATTGAATAGTGACTATAGAGTTTATATCTGCCTTGAAAATGGAACAACTCCCGAAACTCCAAATGGAAAGCCTTCTCTAGATGAGCCAACTTTTACTGACTTAGAGCCAAGATCTGCCGGCAGTAGTGGAGATGGATATGTTTGGAAGTATCTTTATACGATTAAGCCAGGAGATTTGATTAAATTTGATTCAACAGAGTACATGCCAGTCCCAACTAATTGGGAAACAAATGCAGATGTTGCTCCCGTAAGAGATAATGCTGTTGATGGTGGAATTAAAATTGTAACAGTTACTAATAGAGGTGTTGGTGTAGGAACAGCGAACAGAACATATACAAGAGTTCCCATTAAAGGAAATGGATCCGGAGCAGAATGTACTATTGTTGTTGATAATGATCAACAAGTAGAATCAATCACAGTATCAAATCAAGGATCTGGATATACGTATGGTAATGTTGATTTAATTTCTGGCAATGTTCCTACGGGTACAACTACACCAACGTTTGACGTTATTATTCCTCCAAAAGGAGGACATGGTAAGGATATCTATAGAGAACTTGGTGCATATAATGTTCTTCTATATTCCAGAATTGAAAATGATGTAGAAAATCCAGATTTTATTACAGGAAATCAGATTGCCAGAATTGGAATAGTTGAAAATCCCCAAGTTCCTGGAGGATCACTTTTAACTTACGATAAGGCAAGTGGAGTATATGCTCTGAAATTGGTTGGTGCTGGATATAGTACAACTTCATTCACTCCAGATAGTTTAATCACACAAACTGTTGGAACTGGAGTTACTGCTTCTGGAAAAGTAATAAGTTACAATCAAGTAACTGGAGTTTTAAAATATTGGCAAGATAAAACCCTTGCAGGATTTAATACTGTCGGAACTGGGCAATCAGTTACTGCATATGGATATGATTTGGTAGAGTTTACAGGATCTCCTTCCGTTGATGGTTCACTATTTGTCAATGGAGGAACCTCTATTTTATCTATTGATAATAGTTTTAGTGGTATTTCTACCGTAATAAATAATAGAACCTACTACCTCGGACAATCATTTAGTAGTGGTATATCAGATCCAGAAGTACAAAAGTATACTGGAAATATGATTTATATTGATAACAGACCTGCGATCACAAGATCTGCAAACCAAAAAGAAGATATTAAAGTCATTTTGCAATTCTAAACGGTCATGCCCCAACAAACAAACCTTAACGTATCACCATATTTTGACGATTTTAATTCGAATAGTGATTACTATAAGGTATTATTTAAACCCGGATATCCTGTCCAGGCAAGGGAATTAACTACATTACAGTCCATTCTTCAAAATCAAATTGAAAAGTTTGGACTGTCAATTTATAAAGAGGGTGCAAAAGTTATCCCAGGTAATTTTGCATACAATGGGGCGTATGATTGCATCCAGTTAAGTAATTCATATCTAGGTATTCCTGTAGATTCTTATATTAAGGAATTGAATGGGGTAAAAATTGTTGGACAAACTTCTGGCGTTTCCGCAATTGTAATTAATTCTTTATTATCAACTGAATCCGAAAAAGGATCTGCAACCGTTTATATTCAATACTTGACATCATCGACTCAAGATAATTCAAGTAAGTCATTTTTAGATGGCGAGACATTAATAACAAATTCTGAGATAACCTCAGGGTTATTGGGAAATACTACAATTGCTGCAGGTAGTCCATTTGCAACAACAATTCCATTTGAATCAACTGCTCTTGGATCTTCATTCTCAATTTCTAATGGAGTTTACTTCATTAGAGGGCAATTTATATCTGTAAGTGACGAAACTTTAATACTTGATCAATATACAAACAAACCAACCTATAGAATAGGACTTTATATTAGTGAAACAATTGTAAATGCTGATATTGATGAAGCTTTAAATGATAATGCACAAGGATTTACAAACTATGCTGCTCCAGGAGCAGATAGACTTTCAATATCAGTATCTCTTTATAAAAAGGCAATAGATGATTTTAATGATGCCAATTTTATTGAACTCGCAACTGTTAGAAACGGAGTTCTAACTTCCAAGAAAACAAATGATTCTACGGTAATAACCGAAGAACTTGCAAGAAGAACTTGGAATGAAATGGGTGATTATTATATCAAACCATATTCCATTGAAGCTAAAGAATCCTTAAATGATTTCGTAGGAAATCAAGGAATTTATAGTTCTGGAGAATTGACAGCAAGTGGAAATGTTCCTAATGAAAATCTTGCAATTTACAAAGTTTCTCCCGGAAAAGCAATTATTCGTGGATATGAAGTAGAAAACCCTACTGATACTGTACTGGAGTTTCCCAAAACAAGAACTACGCAAAACTTATCGGATCAAAGCGTAGTTTATAGTACTGGTTCAACTCTAAAATTAAATAGAATTTACGGATCTCCTCAAATTGGTATTGGAAATACTTATATCTTAAGTCTAAGAGATTCTAGAATAGGGGATACAAGACTTCCTGGAGTTGCATCTACAATTGCTCCAGGAAAAGAAATTGGCGTAGCTAGAGTATATGATTTTGCCTTAGAATCTGGTTCTTACGATTCTAATAATCCAAACTTAAATCAGTGGGATCTTTCTTTATTTGATATTCAAACAACTTGTGAAGTAACTTTAAACGAACCAATCACACTGAGTGCTCCAACCTTTGTTGAAGGCAACAATAGCGGTGCAACTGGATTCCTTAAAGATTCTGTATCAAACGGAAAGCTTATTACTCTATATCAAGTTTCTGGCGGATTCGTTCCAAATGAATCATTTATTTTTGATGGAATAGAAAATACAAGAGTTGCAGTTGCAGTTACTGCGTATCAGATTTCTGATATAAAATCAGTATATGGTATTGTTGGAATTGGATCAACATTTACTGCAGATGTTATTCAATCAAACAAATTTAACGTTGGACTTGCAACCGTATCTCCATCAAAGTATTTTAGAAATATTACCTTCATCAATACATCAATTAAAGATACTGTTCCTGTTGGCTTCCAAACAATATTTTTAACTGATACTGCTGGAATATCTATCGGAAGTTCTTTATCAATCGGAGCTGGAGTTTCTGTTGTTAATGTACCCATTACTGGTATTGGGGTAACCATAGGATCTTCAGGAACTCTTGTTCCATATGTCAATATTGGAGCAGCATTTACTGCTCCAGGAACAACTTTAAGTTCTACAATTGGATTCCAAACTTCTCACGGAAGCACTGTCATTTTTGTTAACCCAACAAGAGTTGGAGCATCATTAACTGATGTTGGTGTTGCAATAGGAAGTTCAATTACTGTAGGATCTCAAGCAGAATTTAGAGATCGTCCAATTGTTTCTGTTGGAAATACTTATGTAATTGTTGGAGCAGCATTTACTTCAGGTGCTGTTCTTAGAACAACGTTAACATATCCATTAAATGCTGGAGATACCAATATCTTTATTGGATCAACTGCAGGAATTTCTATTGGAAGTTCTATCAGTGTAGGATCTGGAGTTGGTATTGCACTGACATATGTTCCTGTAGCATCGATTGGCAACACATTCGTAACAATTGGAGTAGGATTTACAACCCCATACACAGCATCAGTTGGGGCAGCTGTAACTTTCTTAAATACATCCTCAATAGTTTCAGGTACTGCTGTTACATTTACAAATGTTTCTGCAATGCCTATAGGAGCTGGTGTAAGTATCAGCTATGTTCTAAACACAAGCACAGTAATTGCGGCAAATGCTCAATTCCCAGGATCATTAGTAGCAAATACTAATCTAGTTTCATATACTGACTTAAATTATCCAAATAAAATTTATGCAAAAGTTGTAAGTGTTGGTAAAACATCTGTTGAAATTGCTTCAATTCAATCAGTTGCAGGAATTAATTCGTCAACATTACCAACAGCAACGACTACAGTATCAAATCTCCAAATTATTGAAAGCAAATTAGATTCTTCATCTGACAATAGCTTCTACACAAGACTTCCAAAGAGAAATATTGCTTCAGTTAATTTAAGTGGAGCATCTTTAGTAATCAGAAAGACATATAAAGTCAATATTGCAGGAAATCGTCTTTCAACAACCGTAGTTGCACAAACAAATGAGACATTTTTACCATTTGATGAGGAAAGATACACTCTTGTAAGATCTGATGGCAATTATGAGGTACTGACATCAGATAAGTTCGAAATCACAAATGGTGGAAGCGAACTTCAAATCTATGGACTTGGTTCCAATGATACTGGAGCAACTTTAGTTGCAACATTGAAAAAAATTAACGTTAAAGAGAAAATAAAGAGAAAAGATAGAGTTTCAAGTATTATTATCGATAAATCCAAGTATTCATCTTCTGGAATTGGATCAACAACAACTAATGATGGACTAGCATACGGAGCATATCCTTATGGCACAAGAGTTCAGGATGAAATAATCTCCTTAAACAGTGCTGATATTATAGAACTTCATGGAATTTTTGAATCCTATGATGATACAGTTCCATCTGCACCAACAGCAGTATTTTCTGCAATCAACGGTTCAAGTGGACAAACCACAGATTTGGTAATTGGAGAAACTATAGTTGGGCAAAGTAGTAATGCTTCCGCTATTGTAGCGGAGTTAATAGATGATTCGACTATTTCATTCCTAATGAAGAATGAACTTTCATTTAGAGAAGGTGAAACTATTAACTGTTTGGAAAGTGGAGTTCAATGCGTAATTAGAACTCTTGATACTCCAAGTAAAAATATTTCTGGAAATTATGTCTACGGAATTGGACAAAATAAGTTTTTCTATGATTATGGATACATTAAGAGAAAATCAGATTCTCTATCACCTGTTAGAAAACTAAAAGCATATTTTTCAAATGGATATTATGATGGATCCGATGATGGGGATATTACAACAGTAAATTCATATAGAAACTTTGATTATAAAAAAGATATTCAATTCTTTGATGGGGTAAGTAACGGTGATATCATCGATATTAGACCTAGAGTTTCAGATTATAGTGTAAACGAAGGAATAAGATCTCCCCTAGAATTTTATGGAAGAGTATTTACTCAGAACGGAAATTCTTCTTCAAACATTCTAGCTTCTGATGAAGATATTGTTGTTGATTATTCATTCTATCTCCCAAGAATAGATAGAATTTTCCTCACAAAAGATGGAGTTTTCCAAGTAAAATATGGAACTCCATCAGAAAATCCTGAAAGACCTATTTTAGTTGACGATGCTATAGAAATTGCATCAGTAAGTATTCCAGCATACCTGTATAATATATCAGATGTAAGTTTCAATTTCTTAGAATATAAGAGATATCAGATGTCTGATATCAGAAAATTAGAAACTAGAATTCAAAATTTAGAATATTATACTGCGCTTTCATTATTAGAAACAAAAACAGAAAATCTATTTATTCCTGATAATGACGGATTAAATAAATTTAAATCCGGATTCTTTGTCGATAACTTTACATCTTTAGATTCTCAAGAAAATGGAGTTATATTCAAAAATAGTATTGATCCAAAGACTAATGAATTAAGAGCTTCTCACTTTACAAATTCTTTAGATATAACCGCAGCTTCTGTAACTTCTATTGGAAGTTCAATCGGACAATTTGTTTCTTCTGAGCAAAAGCCAGATTTACAATATACTGCTCCAACAGGAATTAATGTAAGAAAAAATAAGGATATTGTAACTCTCGACTATTCAGAAGTTGAATGGTTGGCTCAAAGATTTGCAACTAGAACCGAAAATGTAACTCCTTTCGTTATTACTTTCTGGCAAGGAACACTTGAACTTACTCCATCTTCAGATACTTGGGTTTCTACTCAAAGAATCGAGGCAAGAACAATTAATGCCGAAGGTAATTATGCAACAGTAATGGCAGATGCCTCAAGAAGATTTGGAGTAGATCCTCAAACAGGACTTGCACCAACAGTATGGGGATCTTGGCAGACTATTTGGACGGGATCTAGTTTTGTAGATACTTCATCAACAAGAACTACTACTAGTGGCGGTGCGTGGCAAGGTTCAACTGGTGGAGGGATTCTACCAGTTTGGGGAACTCAAACAGTAACTACTAGGAGAGATACTACAAGAACTACAACTTTAACTGGAACTTCAACTAGGACAAATACTAGAACATCAGTTGTAGAACAAATCGACAGAACTTCACTTGGCGATAGAACAGTAAGTCGTGATCTTATTCCATATATGAGATCACGTAATATAACTTGGACAGGTAAGAGAGTTAAGCCATCAACTGAGTTATATGCATTCTTTGACGGAATCAACGTAACAAGATTCTGCACACCGAAACTCTTAGAAATTCAAATGATTTCCGGAGTTTTCCAAGTTGGCGAAAATGTTGTTGGAAGATCTCCAGCAACAGGAACTGGTATCAATTGGCAGCAATCTGTACCAGGCATAACCTTCAGAGTAGCAACATCAAATCATGCAGAAGGTCCATATAATTCACCAATATTAACTTATCCACAAAATCCATACACTGCAGGAACTCTACCAAGCACATATTCTTCAACATCCACTATCTTGAATGTTGACTTGTTCTCGCTTTCAAATCAACCACAAGGAGAATATTCTGGATGGGTTGCGCAGGATATGATCCTTGTTGGGCAGACAAGTAAAGCTCAAGCTAGAATCACTAGTGTTAGATTGCTTTCAGATATTGCTGCAGAAGTTAGAGGTAGTTTCTTTATTCCACCGGATGTTGTTGGTTTCCCAAGATTCCTTGCCGGACAAAAGGTATTTACTTTAATCAATAATACTTCAAACAGCAAACCAACTTCCACTACGTTTGCTGAAGAAAGATTTACATCCCAAGGAACAATTGAAGTTGTGCAAGAAAATATTCTTGCAGTAAGGAATGCCCGTGTTGAAGTTCAAAGTACAACAGAATCAAGAGCCGCATCTCAAACGACTAGTGCATTAGTATCTTCAAATGTAGTTTCAAGTACTTCAAGTAGAGTTTTAGTTGGATACTACGATCCACTAGCAGAATCATTCTTTGTTGAGGAACCAGCCGGCATCTTCTTATCAAAGTGTGATATTTTCTTTAAAACCAAAGATACTACCAACGTTCCGGTTACTCTTCAAATTAGAACTGTTGAATTGGGAACTCCCACTACTAAGATACTTCCATTTTCAGAAATTGTTTTACGTCCAAGTCAAGTAAATCTATCTGATGACGGATCTGTTGCAACTACATTTGTTTTTGAGGCTCCAGTTTACTTAGAAGGGCAAAAAGAATATGCAATTGTTTTATTATCAAACTCTTCAGCATATAATGTCTTTATTTCTAGAGTTGGAGAAAATGATATCACTACTAGAGAGTATATTTCAACCCAACCTTACCTTGGATCACTATTTAAATCTCAAAATGCATCTACTTGGGATCCAAGTCAATGGGAAGATTTGAAATTCGTATTGTATAGAGCAGATTTCTTACTGAATGGAACGCTTGATCTTAGAAATCCTCCTTTATCGAAAGGCAATAATCAAATTGCAAATTTACTTCCAGATAGTATTGCTACCAATTCAAGAAGACTTAGAGTTGGACTTGGTGCAACGGTTGTAGATCCAAATCTACTAGTTGGTGCCACAGTACTGCAAGGAAATAGTAATGCTCGCGGAAATTATGTTGGAAGTGCAGGTTCTGCATTCTCTACACTTTCTATTGTCAATCCAGGAATAGGATATACTCCATCATTCACGATGGGAGGATCATATACCTTTGCTGGAGTTGCACTAACCTCAATAACTGGATCTGGTGTAAATGCGACGGCAAATATTACCGTTACAAATGGTGTTGCAGTAGCAGCGACTATTTCAAATGGTGGAAGTGGTTATCAAGCAGGCGATGTTCTGAGTGTAACCAAATTAGGTTCTTCTCCAGAAGGAAAAGATTTGAGATTATCTGTTGTTTCTATTGCTAGCACAAATGAACTAGTTCTTGATAATGTTCAGGGAGATTTCAATGTTGGTGTTGGTGCAACTGTAAGATTTATCAATAGAGTTGGTTTAGTTACAGATCTAAATGCCGCTGTTGGTGGTAATGTAACGATTAATAGAATTTCTGTCCTAGCTGATGGCAAATCAATCAATGTAAATCATAGAAATCATGGAATGTATTTTAGTGACAACTATGTAAGAATTGAAGGAGTACAATCAGACTCTGCATCAACTCAATTAATTCTTGAATATAAGAGTGACTCTGTAGCTCCATTGTCAGTTCAAAGTATCAATCTCTTCAATACTTTTGAAAATATTGGAATTGGAACTACCAATGTTGGTTATGCTTTAGTTGGAGATGAAATCATTTCTTATACTTCATCTTATGGAAACCAACTTGGAGGAATTATTACAAGAGGTATTGATGGAACTACTCCTAAGAATCATGCACCTGGAACACCAGTTTCCAAATATGAACTTAGTGGAGTTTCTCTGAGAAGAATCAATAAGATTCATTATCTCGGAAATTATACAGGTAACACTCCAATCACATTCGATTCTTATACATTACCAATTGACATGTCTTCTACAAGTGGAGTTGGAAGATCTGATGGTTTAAGTTTCCCCAAATTATATTTCAACGAAACTAAGACAACTGGTGGATCCAATGTCTTTGCAACTCAGAATATGCCATATGAAATCATCACTCCAATGATTCAAAATATGACAGTGAGAAGCACCAACATTGATGCAGAAATAAGAACTATTACTGGTAGAAGTATTAATGGAAATGAACTTGCATATGTTGACAATGGATACGAATTCGTATCTCTGAATGAATCGAATTATTTGGATAGTACCCGCATTATTTGTTCCCAAGTAAATGAGTACTATAAGTTAAATAACCTGCCAGATAATAAGTCATTTAATATGAGACTTATCCTCTCATCTTTAGACTCTAAAGTAAGTCCAGTAATTGATCTAGAGAGAACAAATGTAATTCTGACATCAAATAGAATTGATAGTCCTATTACAAATTATGCAACTGATAAGAGAGTGAATTCTATTGATTTGGATCCAACATCATGCCAATATGTTTCTAAAGAAACTAATTTGATTAATCCAGCAACTTCTATTCAAGTAATTCTTGATGGACATATGAATGTTTATTCGGACATCCGTGCATTCTATGCAATTGACAATAAACAGAACTTTGATCCTATTTTCATTCCTTTCCCAGGATGGGATAACTTGGATAGCAACAAACAAATTATTAGTGCTGCCAACAATAATGGCAAACCAGATTCATATATTCCTCCATCATCTTCTCTAGGGTTTTCTTCGCCAACTCTTGAGTTTAAGGAATATAAGTTTACCATTAATAATTTACCAAGTTTTAATTCTTATAGAATTAAGATTGTTCTTACATCAACGAATCAAGCATATCCTCCAAGAATTAGAGATCTGAAAGTCATCGCTCTTGCATAATGACATATATTAAAGTTGAAGGATACTCAAATTTAGTTAGAGATCCAAAAAATAACTCAATTATCAATACTAATATGGCTGAATATAATGAGTATCTCAAAAGAAAGGAGGCAAAAGATAAAGAGAATCAAAAAATACAAAACTTTGAAGAGGATCTTGCTAGTATGAAAGGTGATATTGATGAAATTAAAAATTTACTACGGAGTTTAATTAATGGATCCAAATGACATCGTACTAGAAGATTTATCAAAAAGTTTTGAATACCAAAAAGTATGCATTGAAATAGACTCTATTGAAGAAATAGAGTCTATTAGAAATATTGCAAAGGCATATATGAAGCTGTATTTAAAGCAGCAAGAAGTTGTTAAAGATCTAATAAAGATTAATTCATAAATATTTTAAAGTGGATAGTATAAATGGCTCAACCATCTACTAGGCAAGAATTAATAGATTATTGCAAGAGAAAATTAGGGTATCCTGTTTTAGAAATCAACGTTGCAGATGAGCAAATTGATGATCTAGTGGATGATGCTGTTCAGTTTTTCCAAGAAAGGCATTTTGATGGCGTATATCCAACATTTTTCAAATACAAAGTAACTCAAGATGATATTGATAGAGGAAGAGGGAGACCTGCCAATGGGGTTGGCATCTCAACTACTTCAGTAAATACCAATATAGTTGGAACTGCAGTAACTTTCAATTATTATGAAAATAGTAATTATTTGCAAGTTCCGCCATCAGTAATTGGAGTTAATAAAATTTTCCATTACGATGGAGCAAATTCAATCACTCACAATATGTTTAGTGTGAAGTATCAGTTGTTCTTAAACGATGTTTACTACTGGGGAGCAACTGAAATCCTAAGTTATGCAATGGTAAAGACATACTTAGAAGATTTGGATTTTTTACTTACCACTCAAAAGCAGATTAGATTTAATAAAAGACAAGATAGATTATATTTGGATATTGATTGGGCTGCTGTTAATGAAGGAAGTTTCTTTATTATTGATTGCTATTCAGTTTTAAATCCAAATGATTATTCTAGAGTTTGGAATGATTCATTTATAAAGCCGTATTTAACATCACTAATTAAACGTCAATGGGGACAAAATTTAATTAAATTCCAAGGTGTAAAACTTCCTGGAGGAGTTGAGTTAAATGGAAGACAATTATTTGATGATGCGCAAAGAGAAATTGATATCTTGATGGAGAAGATGTCAAATACTTATGAATTACCACCTTTAGATATGATAGGTTAATCCAATGTCACTTAACCCATTTTTTCTACAAGGAAGTAGCGGAGAACAAAATTTAGTACAAGATCTGATCAATGAACAGATCAAAATGTATGGTGTTGAAGTATATTACTTACCAAGAAAGTATGTAACAGAAAAAACAGTTATAAAAGAAGTTATTGAATCTTTATTTGATGATGCATATCCAATTGAAGCATATTTGGGATCATATGAGGGATATGGAGACAATCCAACGATTTTATCAAAATTTGGTATTCAAGCATTAAATGAATTAGTCTTAGTAATTTCTAAGGAAAGATTTTCAACATATATCACACCACTAATACAAGCAAAAAGTTATATTAAAATTTCAAATCGCCCAAAAGAAGGAGATTTAATATATTTTCCCCTTGGTAAACGTGTATTTGAAATCAAATATGTCGAACACGAAAAACCTTTTTATCAATTATTAAAGAACTACACTTACGAACTAAGATGTGAACTTTTCAGATATGAAGATGAAGTCATTGATACAGGATATCCTGATGTTGATGATGCAATAGATGGAACAAATGAAGATGGAACTGGAAGTGAAATTGGATCCGTTGGAGTTACTCAGACATTAACTCTTATTGGCGCCGGAGTAACTGCAACAGCAGTTACAGGACTTATCAATGGTGGTATTAGACTCATAACAGTTACTAACCGAGGAGGAGGATATACCTCAACCCCCAAAGTTGGAATTTCATCCGCTCCAATTGGTGGAATAAGTGGAATAGGCACTGCAACGATGATTGGCGGGATCGTTGTATGTAATGATAATGTAAATCCAAATGCAAGATCGGTTCAAAGTGTATCACTAATAAATCCTGGTTTTGGTTACACTTCTCCACCAGGAGTTAGATTTATTGGTGGAGGGGGATCTGGTGCCGCTGCTACAGCTTCAATAGGAAATGGAATAATTGGTATTGTTACGATTACAAATGGAGGATCTGGATATTCAACTTCTCCGAATGTAATCTTCACTGGTGTTGGTATTGTCTCTGCAACGGGAACTGCGGTAATAAGTGCTGCAGGATCAATAACCGCTATCAGAATTACAAATGCAGGACTTGGTTATACGCAAACACCAACCGTAAGAATTGTAAATCCAAATCTAACTGGCACTGGAACTTATCAATTTAATGAAGTTGTAACTGGATCAATAAGTGGTACAACTGCAAGAGTAAAATCCTGGAGTGCTATCAATAATAGATTGGAAGTTTCTACTGTCAGTGGAGAATTCCTAGTTGGAGAAAATATTGTAGGAGCAGCTTCTAGCGCATACTACATGTTAAATTCAGTGAATGATGATCCAATCGCAGATGGATATGCGGATAATAGTGATATAGAACTAGAGGCAGATAAAATTGTAGATTTCTCAGAAAAAAATCCATTTGGAATGCCCTAGTTAGTAAAACTGTTAAATAGTAATACTAAAAAGTACCAATACTATGTTTGAGTATTTTTATCACGAAATTTTTAGAAGAACTATTATTGGATTTGGATCTTTATTCAACAATATATCCATTAAGCATACAAATAATTCCGGTGAAGTTGTAAGCGTAATAAAAGTACCTTTGGCATATGGACCCACTCAGAAATTTTTGGCTCGCTTAGAGCAATCGCCAGATCTAAGTAAGCCAGTTCAAATGACTCTTCCAAGAATGTCATTTGAAATGACTGGTATACAATATGATGCGACAAGAAAAGTTACTACGACTCAGACTTTTCTTTCAAAATCTTCATCAGATGGAACTCAAACTAAAAAGGCATATATGCCTGTTCCATATAATATTAATTTTGAATTGTCAATAATGTCAAAATTGAATGATGATGTTTTGCAAGTAGTTGAACAAATTTTGCCATATTTTCAACCTTCATACAATATGTCAATCGAATTGATTAATGAGATTGATGAAAAGAGGGATATACCGATAATCCTAGAAAATATAACTATGATGGATGATTATGAAGGAGATTTTACTACAAGAAGAACATTAGTTTATACTCTAAGATTTACTGCAAAAACATATTTGTTTGGTCCAGTTTCTACTGCAACAAAAGATATTATCAAAAAATCTACTGTCAGTATTTCTTCTGGAGAACCATCATCTTCAACGACTAGGGAAGTTGTTTACTCCTCAGAACCAAGAGCAATACAGAATTATACTGGAATTGTTGTAACAAACCTTTCTAAGGATATTACAATATCAGATACTATAATTCAAGTCAATGATTCGGGATCAATCTTAGCAAAGACTTATTTGGATATTGAAGGGGAAGAAGTATTTGTAAAGTCAAAGAATGGCAATATTCTTACTGTTGAACGCGGAAAGGATAATACTACGATTACATCACATCTTGCTGGGGCAGAAATAAAATCAATTACAGAAGCCGACAATCAATTGGTACAAGAAGGCGATGACTTTGGATTTAGTGGATCTATCTCATGAAAATGACAAAAAAATTCGACGGATTAAACGAAGCATTCAATGTTTCCAGCGAAATAGTACAAACAGACTCAGAAAAAATTATTGAAAAAATTGAAGAGATCAAAGCCCCAATAGACGATATAAAAAAAGATTATGAATATACACGAGGAAACTTGTATTCATTAATTGAAAAAGGACAAGAGGCAATAAATGGCATTCTCGAATTAGCTCAGGAAAGTGAAATGCCTAGAGCATACGAAGTTGCCGGACAATTAATCAAGAATGTTGCAGATGCAACCGATAAGTTAATGGATCTTCAAAAAAAGTTAAAAGATGTTGAAGAAGAAAGGCATATTAAAGGTCCCACTAATGTAACAAATGCACTTTTTGTGGGTTCTACAGCAGAACTTGCAAAATTATTGAAGCAACAAACCCAAGACAGCCAAGGTTGATAAATATAAAAAGATTTAGTGTAGTTCAATGCCCAAATTGAAATCTCATAAAACAGTTGAACAAATTGCAAAGAAACATCGTCTTGATGTTTCTTTTATTCAAAAGCAACTAGATATGGGAGAACCAATTGAGCATGAGCACACAAAAGATCATACTCTTGCAATGGATATTGCTCTTCAACATTTAGATGAAATCCCAGATTACTATACTCGTTTAAAGAAAATGGAAGCATCTGCAAAAAAAGAACATAAAAAATTTAAAGATGTAAAAGAGTCTAACGAAGAGCAAAGATATTGTCCACTTTGTGACAAAAGAGAATCAAGATCTGAATGTTCTTATGGCGAAAAGGCATGGGATAAAGTTTCTGTTAAAGATGAAGAATATTCAATGGCACGTTCAGAACTTGCTACCATGAAAGATGCAATTAAAAGATTGCAAATGAAAGTTGGAAAAGGTGAAGGAAACTTAGAAGCCTGGGTTCAGTCAAAAATTACAAAAGCAGCAGATTATATTGATACTGCCGCAGATTATGTTGACAGTAAAGAAATGGATGAATCGTTTACAATAAATCCTACTGCACACAAAGAAGCGAAGAAAAGAAGAAAAATTGAAGCATTAACTACATCATCAAATGCCAATGAGGCAGATGTGGCAAAAAGAAAGTTAGGAAAAACTACCGAACTTCCAAAAGTTAAAAAAGAAGAAAGACTTGTAGATAAAATTCTTGGAGAAATTAAAGAAGATCCTTGTTGGACTGGATATAAGCAACAAGGCATGAAAAAGAAAGGAAAAAAGATTGTTCCTAATTGTGTCCCTGTAGGGGAAGAAACTAAATCGGGAGATTCTTCTCTTCATGACTGGTTTTCAAAAAGTAAATCGAGTGATGGAAAACCAGGATGGGTTCAATTAGGTGGTAAATACGCCGGTAAATCTTGCGCAAAACAGCCAGGACAAACTACTAAGCCCAAGTGTGGTAGTTCTAAAATGGCGGCTGAAATGTCACCTGAAGAAGAAGAAAGAGCAGCGAAAAGAAAAAGAAGAGAAGATCCAAACGCAGAAAGAAGTGGTAAGGCAAAAAATGTTGCAACTGAAGAATTTGTAAATGAAGATGCATGTAAGGAAAAGGTAAAATCAAGATATAAAATTTGGCCAAGTGCATATGCATCTGGAGCTATTGTAAAATGTCGTAAAGTTGGTGCAGCAAACTGGGGAAATAAAAAGAAAGATGTTAGTGAACGTGCCGATTTCTGGCATCCAGATCCAGAACAGGATCGTAAATTAGGTGGACCTGGTGCTAACCAACGTGCTAGAGAAGATCGTAGACAATCTACTTCTCCAGATTATAGTAATAAATTAAAACCTGGCGAATCATACATGCAATTTGCCAAGCGCAAAGCAGCAGAGAAAATGAAAGAAGATGTAACTATTGAAGATGCAAATGGAAAATTATATGCCGAAGTTATTGATTTGATTAAGCCAGAACCAATAGTATCTCCAAAGAGTGCTTTTATGGCAAATAATGATCTTGAAGAGGCAACAAGACTTCAAGGAGAAACTGGAAATATTATTGCAGTAATTCTTTCTTGGAGAGGTAAAACTTATTCTATTAGAATGTTTTTCCCACAAGTAGGAATGCCATCTAGAAAAGATGTAACTTCTGAAATTCAAAAAGTGTATCCAGGAGCATTAGTTCTTCAATATAATGTTTCTGGTATTCAACCTGGAATGCCACTAATTCAGGTTGTAAATTCGAAATCAAAGAATTATCTTCTCAATAATGGAACAATTGGAGAAGAAAAAATAGAAGAAGTAGCTGCTTGGCAGAGAAAAGAGGGAAAGTCTGAAAGTGGTGGTTTAAATGAAAAAGGACGTAAATCCTACGAAAGAGAAAATCCTGGTAGTGATTTAAAAAAACCTCAACCTGAAGGTGGATCACGCAGAGATTCTTTCTGTGCTCGTATGAAAGGCATGAAGAAAAAATTAACTTCAGCAAAGACTGCAAACGATCCAGATTCGAGAATCAATAAATCACTTAGAGCTTGGAATTGTTAATATAAAAGGAGTTTATTATGGCAGATGATGTTTATCTTGGTAATCCGAATTTAAAAAAAGCAAATACTGCTATTGAATTCACTCAAGAACAAATTCTTGAGTTTATGAGATGTAAAGAAGATCCGGTATATTTTGCAAAAAATTATGTCAAGATCGTGACTTTGGATCACGGATTGATGCCTTTTGAGATGTATCCATTTCAAGAAAAACTAGTTAATAATTTTCACAAGCACAGATTCAATATCTGTAAGATGCCCAGACAGACTGGAAAGTCAACAACTGTGGTATCTTTTCTTTTACACTATGCAGTTTTTAACGATAATGTGAATATTGGTATTCTTGCAAACAAAGCAGCAACTGCAAGAGAACTTCTTGATAGACTTCAAACTGCATATGAAAACTTACCCAAGTGGATGCAACAGGGCATTATTTCTTGGAACAAGGGTTCACTTGAACTAGAAAATGGATCTAAGATCCTGGCTGCTTCAACATCAGCATCTGCTGTTCGGGGTATGTCATTCAATATTCTGTTCTTGGACGAATTTGCATTCGTTCCGAATCATATTGCAGATTCATTCTTTGCATCAGTATATCCCACGATTACTTCAGGTAAAAGCACTAAGGTTATTATAGTTTCAACTCCTCACGGTATGAATCATTTCTACCGTATGTGGCATGATGCTGAGAAGGGAAAAAATGAATATATCTTCACTGATGTTCATTGGAGTGAAGTTCCTGGTAGAGATGAGAAGTGGAAAGCGCAAACTATTGCAAACACTAGTGAACAGCAATTCAAAGTTGAGTTTGAGTGCGAATTCCTAGGATCTGTCGATACCCTCATTGCACCAAGCAAACTCAGGAACCTCGTATACGATCATCCTAAGACACGTAGCGCGGGTTTAGACGTTTATCAAGACGTTATAGAAGAACACGACTATCTCATCACTGTGGACGTTGCAAGGGGCGTAGGGAGCGATTACTCAGCGTTTGTCGTAACTGATATTACAGAGTTCCCCCACAAAGTAGTTGCTAAGTATAGAAATAATGAAATTAAGCCAATGCTTTTCCCAAGCATTATTTACGATGTAGCAAAGAGTTATAATAGTGCATATATTTTATGTGAAGTCAATGATGTTGGAGATCAAGTAGCAAGCATTCTTCAATATGATTTGGAATATAATAATCTATTAATGTGCTCTATGAGAGGTAGGGCAGGACAGATTGTTGGACAAGGATTTTCTGGAAAGAAGACTCAACTTGGCGTTAAGATGTCAAAAACTGTCAAAAAAGTTGGGTGTCTCAACCTGAAGACAATGATTGAGGAAGATAAACTCATATTCAATGATTATGAAATTATGAGTGAACTTACAACATTCATTCAAAAGCACAATTCATTTGAAGCTGAAGAAGGGTGTAATGATGACTTAGCAATGTGTTTGGTAATATATGCTTGGTTAGTTGCACAAGACTATTTCAAAGAATTGACGGATCAGGACGTAAGAAAGAGATTATATGAAGAACAAAAAAATCAAATAGAGCAAGACATGTCACCGTTTGGATTTATTTCTGATGGATTAGATAATGAAAGTTTTGTTGATAATGATGGAGATAGATGGTTTTTAGACGAATATGGGGATCGATCATACATGTGGGAGTATATGTAAATTAAGATTTTAATAAATATTTTTTAGATAAACTGAGATTCAGGAGAAAAACATGGCGACTCCTCAATTATCTCCCGGTGTACTTACGAGAGAGGTTGATTTAACGGTAGGAAGAGCTGATAATGTATTAGATAACATTGGTGCAATTGCAGGACCTTTCTCAATTGGACCAGTTGATTACCCAATTGACATTCAAAATGAGCAACAACTAATTGAAACGTTTGGCAAACCAATTTCATCTGATGCTCAGTATGAATATTGGATGAGCGCAGCTTCTTATCTTTCATACGGTGGTGTACTTAAAGTAGTAAGAACTGCTGGCACAACATTAGCAAACGCTAATGCTGGAGTTAACACAGCTTCATCTACTTTGACTGGTACTGGCAGAATCGACAATTATGACGATTACAGTGCCAACCATTCAGAAGCAACAAACTTTGCTTATGCAGCAAAGAACCCAGGATCTTGGGCAAATAACCTAAAAGTCTGTTTCATTGACGATTTAGGAGATCAAATTTTAGGTTTAGGAGCATCTACTCCTTCTTCTATTGGAGCTGTTGTTGGTTATGGTGTAACTGCAGCATTGTCAGCAGCTACTATTCCTGGACTAAGTGGAACTTTTGATGGATATCTAAAGGGTATCGTCACAGGAGTTACAACTGCAACCAACGCAAACTCTATTACTGTAAAAATTGTATCTAGAGTTTCTACAGCAGGAACAGAAACGAAGATTGATTATGCACAAGGAAATTCCTATGGCGCATTCTTAACTTCAAGTTCAGTAAAAGTTGTTGATGGTTCTTTAGGAATCGCTGGCACGTTTACTCCAGCAGCAGTAGATGATTGGTATGATCAACAAACTCTTGGATTGGCAAACGCAGTAATTTACTGGAAATCGATTGCACCAAAACCAGTTACCAATAAGTATGTCTTAGACAGAAATGGTAGAAATGATGGTATGCACATTGCGATTGTTGATGATTATGGCACAATTTCTGGTAATAAGGGAACAATCTTAGAAAAGCATGTAGGACTTTCTAAGGCTCAAGATACAGTTTCCGCTGTAAATTCGCCACAGAAAATCTGGTACAAGCAGTATCTTGCAGATTTCTCATCTCAAGTTTTTGCTGGTGGAAATCCATCAAATGCTGATGATACTTATTGGGGAACTTCTCCAGTTGCAACTGGATTCTCAGCAGGATTTACAAAGTATACTATTGCTCAGGGACTTTGGGGACAAGCTTCCCAAGATCTAACATTTAGTGCAATTGGAAATAAAACATACACTTTAACTAGTGGTGTTGACTATTCAGCAACTAATGGATTCACTGCTGCAGTTGGAGATCTGACAACCTCATATAATTTATTTGCAAACAGTGATGATATTCAAGTTGATTACTTGATTATGGGACCTGGATGTGCAACTCAATCAGATTCTCAAGTAAAAGCACAATTCATAATTTCTATCGCTGAGTCAAGAAAAGACTGCATTGCAGTAGTTGGACCCCATAGATCAGATCTGATTGGAGTAACAAACTCAACTACTCAGACAACTAACCTTGTCAAGTACTTCAGCCCACTAAACTCTTCATCATATGCAGTATTTGATAGTGGTTATAAGTACACTTATGACAGATTCAATAACAGGTTTGTTTACATTCCATGTAATGCAGACGTTGCTGGACTAATGTGCCGCACCAATATCATTGCATATCCTTGGTTCTCTCCTGCTGGACAGCAAAGAGGAATCATCAACAATGCAATTAAACTTGCGTATAATCCAAGTAAGGCACAAAGAGATCAACTCTATCCAGTAAGAGTCAATGCAATCGTTACCAAACCTGGCATTGGAACACTCTTATATGGCGATAAGACTGCATTAGGATATGCATCTGCATTTGATAGAATAAATGTTCGTCGTTTATTCTTGACAGTTGAGCAAGCGTTAGCAAGATCAGCAGAAGCGCAATTATTTGAACTGAATGATGAATTAACCAGAGCAAACTTTAAGAATATTGTTGAACCATATCTTCGCGATATTCAAGCGAAGAGAGGTTTATATGGGTTCTACGTGGTTTGCGACTCGACTAATAACACTCCCGATGTTATTGATAATAATGAGTTTAGAGCTGACATCTTCCTGAAACCAGCCAAAGCAATCAACTACGTAACTTTAACATTCGTTGCTACCAGAACTGGAGTAGCGTTTGAAGAAGTGACTGGTAGAGTTTAATTTCTAGATAAAACAAAGGAGGATTAAAAAAATGGCAAACACAATCCAGGATTTTAAATCTACATTAAGAGGGGGCGGTGCCCGCCCTAATCTTTTTGAAGTAATTCTAACTGATGTTCCAGGTGGACAAGGAAACTATAGTTCTTCGGACTTTAGTATTCTATGTAAAGCTGCTCAATTACCAGCTTCTAATGTAGCTTCAATTGATGTTCCTTTTAGAGGAAGAATTTTTAAAGTTGCTGGCGACAGAACATTTGATACTTGGACAGTAACTGTCATTAATGATGAAGATTTTGCAATTAGAAGAGCAATGGAAGGTTGGATGCAATCAATTGCACAATATGGTGATGCAAGTGGTTCAACAGATCCAAATGAATATATGAAGGAAGCTACTGTAAGGCAACTTACAAGAAATCCAAGCACAACTGGAAATACTCCATTTGGTGGCGATTTATCTGTTGCTGCTCAGTATAAATTCTACGATATTTTCCCAACCAATATTTCCGCAATTGATCTTTCTTATGACAGTTCTGATACTATTGAAGAGTTTACTGTAGAATTCCAAGTCCAATACTGGACTCCATTCTCCGGACAGAACTAATAATAGTAAGATAAATAGCTAAAAGTTCAATATTAATAATGGCAAAGTTGTTTGGTTTTTCTATTGAGGAGGATGATAATTTATCCCCCTCAACACTATCACCCGTTCCACCTAATAATGAGGACGGGTCTGATTTTTATTTAACTAGTGGATTTTTTGGATCCTATGTTGATATTGAGGGTGTTTATAGAACTGAATTTGATTTAATTAAAAGATATCGCGAAATGGCACTTCACCCAGAATGTGATAGTGCCATTGAAGATATTGTAAGTGAAGCGATTGTAAGTGATACAAATGATAGTCCAGTATCTATAGAACTATCCAATCTTAATGCAAGTGATAGTGTCAAGAAAAAGATTAGAGAAGAATTTAAATATATTTTAGAATTATTAGATTTTGATAAAAAATCTCACGAAATTTATAGAAATTGGTATATTGACGGTAGACTATATTACCATAAAGTAATAGATTTAAAAAATCCCCAAGAGGGAATCCAAGAATTAAGATACATTGACGCAATGAAAATGCGTTATGTACGTCAACAAAAAAAATCCGAAAACGATAAAAAACAATATAGACTCGCTGGGGTTAACGTTGACGATCCAATGGATTATGAATTCCCCGAAATTGAGGAATATTTTGTATATAATCCAAAGATGACATATCCTACAACCAATCCATCTTCTTTAGGTGGTACTGGTGGGATCAAATTCACTAAAGATTCTATTACATACTGCACATCTGGATTAGTAGATAGAAATAAGGGATCAACTCTATCATATCTCCACAAAGCAATCAAATCTCTCAATCAGCTAAGAATGATTGAAGATTCTCTTGTTATCTACAGACTATCTCGTGCTCCAGAACGTCGTATTTTCTACATTGACGTTGGCAATCTTCCTAAAGTTAAGGCAGAACAATATCTTAGAGATGTTATGATGCGTTATCGTAATAAGATGGTTTATGATGCATCAACTGGAGAAATTCGTGATGATAAGAAATTTATGAGTATGTTAGAAGATTTCTGGCTTCCTAGACGCGAAGGTGGCAGAGGAACAGAAATTTCTACACTTCCTGGTGGACAAAATCTAGGAGAAATTACTGATATTAATTACTTCCAAGAAAAACTCTATAGATCTTTAAATGTTCCCACAACAAGAATTGGTGGAGAAGGTGGATTTAATCTTGGACGTTCTTCAGAAATTCTTCGCGATGAAGTTAAGTTCAGTAAGTTTGTTGCTCGTTTGAGAAAAAGATTCTCAGCAATGTTTAGTGATATGCTGAGAACTCAACTTATTCTAAAAAATATCATCACGCCAGAAGATTGGCAAATGATGGATGAGCATATTCAATATGATTTCCTTTATGACAATCATTTTGCGGAATTAAAAGATGCTGAATTATTGGCAGAAAGATTGAATATGGTAGCTCAAGCAGAACCATACATTGGGAAATATTATTCTCAAGATTATGTTCGCAGAAAAATTCTTCGTCAAACAGATGAAGAAATTGTTGATCAAGATAAACTTATTGCAAAAGAAATTAAAAATGGTACTATCCCAGATCCGAATATCCCAGTTGATCCGATGACAGGATTACCAATTGAACCAGGAATGGGACAAAATGGAGAACCTACTGGTATGGACCTAGGGAAACCTGTAATGGAACCAAATATTGATGGTGTTAAAGGTGGTGGAGCAACAGAAGCAGATGGAAAAGCTGCTGAAATGCCCAAGGGGGGCATGATATAAATATTTTTAGTTTCTTAAATATTCAAAATAATGGATGATCTTTTAGATATGATTGCTACTGATGAGTCTCCATCTCAGATTAGCGACAAGATTAAAGAATTATTATTCACAAAATCTGCCGAAAAAATAGATTCAATGCGTCCTTTGGTTTCACAATCGATGTTTGATTCTGAGGAAGAATAGAAATTAATAAATAATTACTAAATGAACTGTAAAAATAATGGCGCATAGACCAGTTGGTGCTGGCATTTCACTCTCAATAAGTGCCGCCTCGGGAATGACAACCTCCTTTATTGTTCAATCGAACGTAATGAGAGTTACTGCTGTATCTGCAGGTGCATTTGTAGCGATTGGAGCTAACCCAACTGCTACAACTGCAGACTATTATATTCCTGTAGGAAATTCAGTAACTCTTGCGATGACAAAAGCATCGAATAGAGTTGTTGGAATAACTACAGGAACTACAACTATTATCGATTTTGCTGAAGGAACTCAATCACCATTTGGTGTTGGGGATTATGTATCGTTAACTGGGGCAAATGATTCAAACTATAATTTTGTTCATGTTCCAGTTACCTCAGTAGATACTTCTTCTGGCGTAAATGGTTACTACCAATCAAGAATAGTTCTTGGTTATAATTCTAGTGGCATTATAACAGCATTTTCTTCTGCAGGATCTTCTGCTGGAGCATCTCTGGCAATGTCAAACAGATTGGCTGCAAGAACTGAAGGTGGTGGTGGAATTGTTTATGCTCAACAAGTACAAATCTCAGGACAGGCATGATGAAACTCATTACCGAAGAAATTGAATCAGTAGAAGTTATTACTGAGAATGTAAACGGGAAAAAAACTCTATACATTCAAGGTCCCTTTCTCCAAACAGAACAACCAAATAGAAATAATAGAGTATATCGTCTTCCAGTGATGGAAAGAGAAGTTAAAAGATATACTGAGCAATATGTGAATAAAGGTCGTGCTCTTGGAGAACTTGGACATCCTGATGGTCCTACAGTAAATCTTGATCGCGTTTCTCATAAAATTGTTTCACTTCGTCGCGAAGGTAATAATTTTATTGGTAAGGCACAAATTCTTTCAACCCCCATGGGAAAAATTGCAGAGTCTCTTCTTAAAGAAGGAGTGACGTTGGGAGTTTCTTCCAGAGGGATTGGTTCGGTAAAGCCAACTAAAGAAGGTTATAATGAAGTTGGTGAAGACTTTATGTTAGCAACTGCTGCTGATATTGTTGCAGATCCTTCTGCACCTGATGCTTTTGTTCAAGGAATCATGGAAGGAAAGGAATGGGTTTGGGATGGCGGAATGCTAAGAGAAAAGGTAGCACAAGCAGCCCAAAGAAGAATTAATACTCTTGTAGATCAAAAACGTCTAGAAGAGCATAAGATTGAATTATTCAATGAATTTTTAAATTCACTGTAATTTATTAAATTATAAATAAATATAGATTAAATTCGAGGTTAATCGGAGAGTTCAAATGTCTCGTGGAGATTTACAAGAAATGGAAGTAGGCACTAAGCAATCCAAAACCGCTGTTAATGCAAATGCAAAGGCAGCGGACGCAATGCCAAGTCTATCTGGTTCAACACCAGGTCAAACAGCAGGGTGGGAAGATCTTGGAGGACCCGATCCTTCAAACTATAAGTCAACTGATGATTCAGCAAAACTGAAGACTCCTGGCGCAACTCTTAAGCAAGTAAGAGATGTTGTCAATAAGGGAGCAAAGCCTGCTGAAGCAATGAAAGGCGTGAAAGAAGAAGAAGAACTCGACGATGAAGATTTCATCGAAGAAGAGATTGATGAAGATGAAGTAGTTGCCGAAGCTAAGGAAGAAGAAGAGGAAGAAGAGGGCGGCAAGAAAAAAGGTAAGAAGGAAGAAGAAGACGAAGAAGACGAAGAGGAAATGGAAGAATCATATGACATCGAAGAAGATGTCAATGCTCTTCTTGCCGGTGAAGAACTTTCAGAAGAGTTCCAAGAGAAAGCAAAAACCATTTTTGAAGCTGCTCTAAGAACTAAAGTTTCTGAAATTAAGGAATCTCTAGAAGAGCAATATTCCATTGCTTTAGCAGAGGAAGTTGAAGAAATCAAATCTGTACTTCAAGAAAGAGTTGATTCCTATCTAGAGTATGTTTCTGATGAGTGGGTTACAGAAAACTCACTCGTAATTGAAAAAGGTCTTAAGACCGAAATGACTGAATCATTCCTACAAGGAATGAAGAGTCTTTTTGAAGAACATTATGTAACAATCCCTGAAGAGAAATATGATGTACTAGAGAGTATGGTAGAAAAACTTGATGACATGGAGACAAAACTCAACGAGCAAATTGAGAAGAACGTTTCCCTAAACAAGCGTCTCGCAGAGTCGGTTGCAGAAGGAATCTTAGATCAAGTTTCTGAAGGTCTTGCAGACACTCAGAAAGACAAGCTCGCTTCACTTGCCGAAAGTGTTGAGTTTGAAAGTGAAGAAGCATATCGTGAAAAACTGGAGACTCTAAGGGAAGCATATTTCCCATCTAGAGGAGTTTCTCCATCTGCTAAGACTGAAACTCTTTCAGAGGGAGTAAGTGTTGCTCATGAGTCCGTCTCAAGTTCAATGGCTGCTTATCTGAAAACACTTTCATCATTTAGCAAATAATTGAATTTAATATAATTCAAACGCAAACAGTCACACTACAAAGGTAAACGCAAATGTTCCATTCAGAGCAATTGCAGGAAAAGTGGGCACCTCTCCTCAACTATGAGGGTCTTGATTCAATCAAAGATTCGCACAGAAGAGCTGTAACCGCAGTCCTGCTAGAGAACCAAGAAAAGTTCCTCAGAGAACAATCTTCTTTTGAAACCTCAGGTTCATTCCTTACAGAAGCTCCAACAATGAGCACCGGATCCGGCACCTATGCTGGTTTCAGTGGCGGCGCTTCTGCAGGTGGTCCTACCGCAGGTTTCGATCCCGTTCTGATCTCACTGATCAGACGTTCAATGCCTAATCTGATCGCCTATGACATCGCAGGCGTTCAACCAATGAGTGGTCCTACTGGACTCATCTTCGCAATGCGTTCACGCTATACCAACCAGAGTGGTACGGAAACATTCTACAACGAAGTAGATTCTGCATTCTCCGGACAACCTGCTGGACGCGACAATAGCGATGGTTTCTCGGATGGTTCTGTTGGTTTCGGTACTACTGCTCAGTCAGGTACTAATCCTTCAGTTCTAAACCCAGTTGGAACTGCAACCACCAACCCCTCACCATATAACGTTGGTCAGGGTATGCGTACTGATCAAGCTGAAAATCTTGATGGTACGGGTGCAGATGCATTCAACCAGATGGCATTCTCGATCGAGAAAGTCACTGTTACCGCTAAGTCAAGAGCTCTGAAAGCTGAGTATTCACTAGAACTCGCTCAAGATCTCAAGGCAATCCACGGTCTGAACGCTGAAGCGGAATTAGCAAACATTCTCTCAACTGAGATTCTTGCTGAAATCAACCGCGAAGTTATCAGAACCATCTATAAGGTTGCTGAGCAAGGCGCTGTTCAAAACACTGCAACTGCTGGTGTATTTGACTTAGACGTTGATTCCAACGGACGTTGGAGTGTTGAGAAGTTCAAGGGTCTTCTGTTCCAAATTGAGCGTGATGCTAACGCAATCGCTCAGAGAACTCGTCGTGGCAAGGGCAACACCATCATCTGCTCGGCAGACGTTGCTTCAGCTCTAACCATGGCTGGCGTACTTGATTACACCCCTGCACTCAACGCTAACCTAACCGTTGATGACACTGGCAACACCTTCGCAGGTGTTCTCCAAGGTAAGTATCGTGTTTATATCGATCCTTATGCAGCTAACCTGACTTCAGGAAACACAACTCCTGGAAACCAGTACTACGTTGTTGGTTATAAGGGTTCTTCACCTTATGACGCAGGACTATTCTATTGTCCTTATGTTCCTCTCCAAATGGTTCGTGCCGTTGGTGAGAACAGCTTCCAGCCAAAAATCGGATTTAAGACTCGCTACGGAATGGTTGCAAACCCATTCGCTGAGGGTACAAATCAGGGTCTTGGTGGACTCAACCTTAACGCTAACCGCTACTATCGTAGAGTTGCTGTTAAGAACCTCATGTGAGTCTTTCTCACAGAGATTTACTGGGGAGTCCTTCGGGACTCCCTTTTTTATTCTAAATATTTAAAAAAACATGGCAAGAGCGACTCAGATTGAAAATAGAAATTTTCTTTCACCAACTGGTTTTAAATTTACGCTAACCAGAGCACCTAAGGTAGCGTTCTTCTGCAATGAGGCAAATATTCCAGATTTAAATCTAGGAATTGCTGTACAACCAACATATTTAAAAGATATTGATCTGCCAGGCGATAAGATTTCTTATGGGGATTTAAATCTTAAATTTATGGTAGATGAAAATCTTGAAAACTATATGGAAATTCATAATTGGATTACTGGATTGGGATACCCAGAAAAAATAGAACAATTCAGAGATCTTCAAAAACAAGCTATTATTGATGAGAAAAGATATTTAAATCGTCCCGCTCAAATTTATTCAGATGGTGATTTGCAAATTTTAAATAGTTCCATGATTCCGAAGTTTCAGGTTAGATTCAATGATCTATTTCCATACAACTTATCAACTTTACCATTTGATGCAACCCTAACAGATATTCAATACTTTACAGCAGACGTAAGTTTCAAGTATACTATCTACAATATAACAGATCTTAGTGGGAATCCTTTATGAGTATTGATCTTGACACGATTCAAGAAATGTGGGAGAAAGATTCTAAAATAGATCAAGATAATCTTCATACAGAATCTTTAAACATCCCAGTTCTTCATGCAAAATATTTTGATTTATATAATACTATCAATTTATTAAAAAAGAGGGCAGAGCAGCAGAAAAAAAGAATTAGGCATGAAAGATATGAATATTTCACTGGAAAGGCAGATCCAGAGGTATACTTAGAAAATCCCTTTCCCAAAAAAATAAGAGATAAAGAAACTCTTCAAGGTTACTTAGATTCCGACGAAAAATTATCTCAAGTTGCACTCAAAATTGAGTACTATGAAACTCTCCTAAATTATATTGAGAGTATTCTTAAGGTAATTCAAAATCGAACTTACCAAATTAAGAATGCCATTGAATTTATTAAATTCCAGGCAGGATATGGTTGATACAACAAATCTGATTATAAGTAAGTCTAACGAAGTTTTTCTTAAAATAAAAACAGAACCTCATATTGAATACGAACTTAGAGATCATTTCAAGTTTGAGGTTCCAAACGCAAAGTTCATGCCCCAGTATAGGGGCAGAAATTGGAATGGAGAAATACATTTATATGACATGAGATCCAAGCAGATTTATGTGGGTCTCTTAGATAAGATTGTCAATTTTTGCGAGCAGTACGGATATAGTTATAAGTTCGAAGATAATAAATTTTATGGACAACCCTTTGAAGTTAACGACTTCATTTCATATGAGGGTGTCAAAGATTATATGAAATCTATTTGTGCTCATGAACCGAGGCAGTATCAAATAGAGGGAGTATATGATGCTCTAAGGCATAATAGAAAACTATTGATAAGCCCCACTGCCAGTGGCAAATCGTTGATGATTTATTCTCTCGTAAGATATTATGTGGATAAAGGGCAAAAAATTCTTTTAGTTGTTCCCACGACATCTCTTGTAGAGCAGATGTACAAGGATTTCCAGGATTATGGTTGGGATGCTGAGTCATATTGCCACCGTATCTATTCAGGAAGAGAAAAAACAAATGAGTTTCCAGTTACAATTACAACTTGGCAATCCGTATATAAACTAGAGCGTTCATTCTTTGAGGACTATGGCGTAATTATAGGCGATGAGGCTCATTTATTCAAGAGCAAATCTCTTATTGAGATTATGACTAAACTTCATCATGCAAAACATAGATTTGGTTTTACAGGAACTCTTGATGGCACTCAAACTCACAAATGGGTTTTGGAGGGACTATTTGGTCCATCATACAAAGTGACAAGAACTGACGAACTAATGAAACAGGGACATCTTTCCCAGTTGGATATCCGCTGCCTAGTTCTAAAACATCCTCCACAAAAGTTTGAAACTTATGAGGATGAGATTCAGTACTTAATCTCTCACGAACAAAGAAATAAATTTATTACCAATCTAACACTTGATCTAAAAGGAAATACTCTTGTCCTATTCAGCAGAGTAGAGGCACATGGAGCGATACTTTTTGATCAAATAAATAATAGCAAGCAAGGAGATAGAAAAGTCTTCTTTGTACATGGTGGTGTAGATACAGAAGAAAGAGAACTTGTAAGAGAAATTACTGAGAGAGAAAATAATGCAATCATCGTTGCTTCTTACGGTACTTTTTCTACTGGTATTAACATTAGAAATCTACATAACGTTATCTTTGCTTCCCCTAGTAAATCAAGAGTCAGAAACCTCCAATCAATCGGAAGAGTTTTAAGAAAGGGTAAAAATAAAACAAAGGCAGTATTATATGATATTGCTGATGACTGCACAAGTAATTCGAGAAAAAATTATACTTTAAATCATCTCATTGAGAGAATTAAAATTTACAATGAAGAGAACTTCAATTATGAAATAATAACTATTCAATTAAAGAAATGATAGAAGAAGATTTTTATTGCACTCTTAAATTAAAAACAGGTGAAGAACTGTTTGCAAAGGTAGCAGCATCAGAAGAAGATAATAGGACAATGCTTATTGTGTCCAATCCAATTGTAATTTCTGAAATAAAAGGAAGAGTGGGTAGTGTAGTTGGATATAAGATAGAACCTTGGCTAAAAACCACTACTGAAGATATGTTTATTCTTAATCTTGAGGATGTGCTTACAATGAGTGAGTCTTCAGATATAGAGATGATTATGATGTATCAAAATTATATTCGTTCCAGCTATAGACAAAAGAATAATGAATCGAAAATAAATCGTAGAATGGGGTATATCTCTAATGTCAATGATGCTAAAGAGATATTAGAGAAGATCTTTAAGAGTAGTTAATACTTAACTTATCAACCCCGACAAAGGTTATTGTACATGGTTTTGGGATGCTTGTCAAGCATTTGATTGCGTGTTATAATTCATACATAATAATGATAAAAACTTATGATAACCACAGCAGTTATGACCAAAAGAAAAAGGTCAGAGCATTACGTAAACAACAAAGAGTTTCTCGCTGCTCTAATTAAGTATCGTGAAGATAAAGAAATTGCATTGATTCAAGGGAAACCAAAACCTCCCATTCCACGCTACATTGGGGAGTGTTTTCTTAAGATTGCCAATCACTTATCATTTAAACCAAACTTTGTCAACTACATGTTCAAAGAGGATATGATTTCTGATGGCATTGAGAATTGTGTACAGTACATTCACAATTTCAATCCAGAGAAGTCTCAGAATCCCTTTGCATATTTTACTCAAATTATTCATTACGCATTTCTTCGTCGTATTCAAAGAGAAAAGCGTCAGTTGGAAATCAAAAACAAAATTCTTGAGCGTTCTGGATTCAGTGAGGTGTTTACTGACGACAACACTATTGACGGGGGCAACTATTCCGACTATAATTCAATTAAAGACGGTGTACACTCCAAACTTCGTTATTGAATGAAAGTAGCAATTATTACGGATCAACACTTTGGAGCAAGAAAGAACTCTAAACTCTTTCATGATTATTTCCTAAAGTTCTATAATGACATTTTTTTCCCGACGCTGGAACAGTACGGGATTACGACTGTTATTGATATGGGCGATACATTTGATAGTCGTAAGGGTATTGATTTTTCTGCTCTTTCTTGGGCTAAAAATAATTACTACGATAAACTCCAAGCTATGGGAGTTACTGTTCATACAATTGTCGGGAATCATACTGCCTACTACAAAAATACTAATGAAGTAAATGCAGTTGATCTGTTGCTGCGAGAATATGAAAATGTAACAGTTTATTCTGAACCAACAGAAGTTCAATTAAATAATCTTAAAGTATTTCTTATTCCTTGGATTAATCAAGATAATCAAGAAAAAACTATCAACATGATTAGAAATACCCAAGCAAAAGTTGCAATGGGACATCTTGAACTTCAGGGATTTAGAGTAAACCGTTCAATTGTAATGGAACATGGACTGGAAGCAAATCTTTTTAAAAACTTCACAAAGGTATTTTCTGGTCATTACCACACTCGTTCTGATAACAATACTGTCTTCTACTTGGGCAATCCTTATGAGATATATTGGAATGATTTGAATGATACTCGCGGATTTCATATCTTTGATACTGAAACCTTAGAACATACTCCAATCAATAATCCATATAAGATGTATTATAGCATCTACTATGAGGATACCAACCATCAAACTTTTGATACCCGCGAGTACGAGAATAAAATTGTAAAGGTTGTTGTTCGCAAAAAAACAGATACTAAACAATTTGAAAAGTTTATTGATAAACTTTATACCTCAAATGTCGCAGAACTCAAAGTAATTGAAAATTTTGAAATTCATGGAACTGAAGAGTTTGAAGCATTCGAATCTGAAGACACTCTTTCTATTTTAGATAGATATATTCAGGAGGCAGAAATCAGTCTTGATAAAACTGTAATTCAAAAGATGATGCAGGAAATTTATCAGGAGGCATGTGAATTAGTATAAGATGTTTATTCTAACAATCAATGGTAGAGAAACTGAAGGAGCATATTCCGTAATTGATGACGATGGAGAACAAATTCTCTATTTGTTTCAGGAAGAAGATGATGCGACAAGATATGCTATGATGTTAGAAGAAGATGAATATCCCGAAATGCATGTAATAGAAATAGAAGATGATGTTATGATTAAAACCTGCGAAATGCATGGATATCAATATACAATTATCACACCAGATGACATCGTAATTCCTCCTAACACTGATCATGATTTTATTTGAAAAAATTCGTTGGAAGAACTTCCTCTCTACAGGTAATCAATTTACCGAAGTTGACTTTACCAAGAATTCAACCAATTTAATTATTGGTACAAATGGTGCTGGTAAGAGTACAGTATTGGATGCTCTTACATTTTCTTTGTTTGGAAAACCATTTCGTAAAATCAACAAACCTCAACTCATTAATACTGTAAACGAAAAAGACTGTAGGGTTGAGGTTGAATTTACTATTGGATCAACTGAATGGAAAGTTGTAAGGGGGATTAAACCTGCAATTTTTGAAATTTATAGAAACGGTTCTGTACTTGATCAATCTTCTGCTGCATTGGATCAGCAAAAGTGGTTGGAGCAAAATGTTCTTAAGATGAACTATAAGTCTTTCACTCAGATTGTAATTCTGGGTTCAAGCACTTTTGTTCCTTTTATGCAACTTCCTGCAGCACATCGTAGAGAAGTGATTGAAGATCTTTTGGATATTAAGATCTTTTCCTCTATGAATGCAATCATTAAAGATAAGATTCGTCAAATCCGAGATGAAGTCAAAACTCTTGAACTTAAGAAAGAGTCTTTGAATGATAAAGTTCAAATGCAGAAAGACTTTATTGAGGAACTTGAAAATCGCGGTAAAGAAAATATTAAAAATAAAGAAGTATTAATTCTGTCTCTTACTGAAGAGCAAAGACTTCTTATGGACGATAATTCGGTTATTGATGTAGATATCTCCAAACTTCAAAATAACTTGAATGATTATCTTGGCGCAAATGATAAACTTAAGAAACTTGGCAATCTAAAGGGTAAGATATCTCAAAAGGTATCTACAATTACCAAAGAACATAAGTTTTTCAGCGAGAATACGGTTTGTCCTACCTGTACACAGGAGATTGATGAAGTCTTTAGAATAAATAGAATTAATGACGCTCAATCTAAAGCAAAGGAGTTGCAATCTGGTTATAAAGAACTAGAGGAGGCAATTAAAGAGGAAGAAGAGCGAGAGCGTCAATTTCTCACTCTCTCTAAGGAGATTACAAAACTAACGCATGACATTTCTCAAAACAATACTAAGATCGCTGGATGTCAGAGACAAGTCAGAGATCTTGAACTTGAAATTCAAACTATTACCAATCAGCTTGAAAACCGAAATACTGAACATGAGAAGTTAGAAAGTTTTAAAGATAGTCTCCAAATTACATACGAAGAACTCTCAACTAAAAAAGACTCAATTAACTATTACGATTTCACGTATAGTTTACTTAAAGACGGTGGAGTAAAATCCAAAATCATTAAGAAGTATCTACCGCTGATAAATCAGCAAGTTAACCGTTATCTTCAGATGATGGATTTCTATATTAACTTCACTCTT